GGTTCTTTGAATAATCTTGAACCGCCACAAGTATATCGCTCTTTTGATCCAAAATTAGATTCATTCTTTTCTGCCACTAAATCATCAGCAGAAGACCAATACAAGTCAGATTCACTGAAAGGCTCGGGCCCATATGTTGGTGTTGTGCTCCGTGTTGACGTGGGTAAATCGGGCAAAAAACCAGCCGGCGGCTCAAATCAAGGCACTTCGTGGTTGGGTAAGATGATCAGTTCCGTAGCTGCACTAGTATCAGATAATCCGGTCTTTGTTGAAATCAAAGTAAGAATACCAGAATTGCATTCGCACATATCTGAACCATCGGCACTGGACGACGGGAGCCATACTCCCGGACCCCACCAACCAATAATTGATATGCACGATACTTTTATTGCACAAACGGACACCCTAGAGGAACCAAAGCCCGGGGACTTGGTATGGGTTGACTATACAGACAAGCACAACTGGAGCGGCCCAATATACGTGAGCATGGTTAACAGTACAGAGCCTGCCGTGCATACTCAAGGCGGACCCGGCGGCCCGGGCGGAGCCGGCAACAATTTTGATAATGGTGATTGTGTCGACGGAACACTTAAGAAAAACAATAATAGCAGCAACGCACTGGCCGGCGTTAATGCCAACCCAACTCACGTCGGCGTTTCGCTGCAACCAAGAGGCACCCACGCAAAGGCCATTATAATGGGTGACAGCCAAGCTAAAGGGGCCATAGGTGCCTATTTTAAAAAGTTCGCGAAAGACTTGGGGTATACCAATGTAGTAAGAAAAGGCTCTAGATATAGGCAGACTTACAAAAAATTAAAGAAAAAGGTTGGGAAAGCGGAAGCAGCGAAGCAATCGCTGCAAGAACAAATTCAACGCGGTGTAACATGTTGGGGCGGCAAGGACATTACATTCTTCGCAAAAGGTCATGGCTGGACAATGATCAAAAAACACTTGACTAGAAATGTTGGCCTTGTTATGATAACCCTTGGCGGCAACGGCCCAAAAGCGTCCTTGGCCGGCAAACACGCTGCTCTTTTATGCACCAAAATAAAAAGATTATGCCCATCAGCCACAATAATCTTTTCTGGCTGTCCGCCGTGTGTTAGAGTTGGCTTATGGAAGGGCGGATATGCAAGATCTTATCCGAGCAGATCCAAAAGAATTTTAAGATATCTAAAGAAGAACCCGGACGCCGGCTGGGACAAAATGAGCGTCTTAATTAATCCAAAATCACCGTGGTATAAAAATGGCAGCCGCCGCGCCAGAAATAAGTCTATTAGAAAAAATCTAGTGTCTATGGCTAGTCAAAATGTTTATTACGTTGAGCCGTTTGAATTGATGAAGGGATATCCAACTGCCAGCAAGACTGCCTATGATGGAACCCATGCCCCTTTGTGGGCAGCCAAAATTTTGGTCGACAACATTGCGCGCCTTATGCTCGGAAAAATAAAACAAGGCACATCAACACTGCCAAAGCAAGCAGGTGGAGTAAAGTCCCTCAAGCCACAAAAGTTGCCTCCACCCAAAGTGGAAAACCCTGCAAATTTGCAAGTTAATGCAGCCCTACTAACATACATAGAAGAATTTAACAAAGTTAGTGGCTTGATTGAAGCCATATGGTCAACAGAATTCCTTGATAAGAAAATTACAGATACATATGGTTCGATATTTGATACGCCGCCTAAAGGTGTTTTGGGCCAGCAGCAACCCGCTGGGCTGGGTGGTACCCCTGCATTGGAACTTTTAAAAACCGAGTCAATGATGAATTTTACAAAAAATGATAAGAAAAAACCCACCAACGATTCAATCGCGTGGCCAAATTACATAGTTCATGAAATAGCCTTGGTACACAAGGCTGCTATGACCAATATCTTCGGTGCCGGAGTGTCTGTGAAAGATGTAGCTGCACAGAAGGCAAAATATGAAAAACTCAAAGCTGCGCTTCTAGAGTTGGTCCAAAAACAACCAGAGAAGAAAGCGGAAGCCGAAAAAGCAGAAAAAATTCGTTTATTTTTTGAAACGGTAGAGAAGCAACCAAAGCACTTGGAGTGGATCAAAAACAAGGGCGCCAAGTTATCGCAGGAGGAAAAGACCGCGGCAGACAAAGCCGCTGCCGAGAAAGCCGCAAAAGAAAAAGAAAAAGCCGATAAGGCTATGAAAAAACTAGAAGACACTTTAGCACAAGCGCAAGAACAGCTTGGAATGGTTGACAAAGAGATAAAAAAGTATGGTTGGCCGCTTAAAAAAGGACACCCTCCAGATGATAAAACCATAACTAATCTTTTCTTATCTACACAGGCCTCCGGAATACCTTCCGCGGCGCCACCGGATAAACCATGGCCACCCGACTCGGAAGGTGCAATGACAGCGGATGCCGCCAAGGCAAAAGCAAAGCTTTTATCAACGGCAAAGAAAAAGTGGACAAAAAGGATTAAAGAGATAGAAGAAAAGATTAAAGCAGCCACACCACCGATTGCACCAGTTGATGATCCGTGCCACCCCGGCAGCACCGGATTTGTTGATTATGGCAATCTAGGTAGTGGGTTTAAATATCCCGCGGGAACAAGACGGAAAACGTATGTCCCTGCCGCCGAAGATGCCATTGCCAAGGCGTGCAAATTTTACGAAAAACACTATCCCTATCCATATGAAGAGTTTGTTGCTCATGTTAAAACCATGGCCTATATAGAATCTCATGGAACAGTTAATTGTATTAATGCTGGTGGTTATAGTGGTTTATGGCAATTTAATAATCGATCATGGGTGGGCTATAGAAAATATAAAGGGGCACCATCCTCCCCACATCACTCTGTTCTATTTATCAGAGATATAAAACATGCTTTAAATCCTTATGTGCAGGCTTTTCGTACGGCCCATACAATGTGCAAAAAGATTCGCTTGGCTCAGCGCCTTATTGGTAAAGGTCACGCCTTCACTCCACTGATCATGTATCTGTTCCACCAGCAAGGCGGAGGAGGCTGCAGAAACGTGCTTTGTCGATATAGGCACAAACTAAATTACGCACAGAACCTAGGCCACGCCGCCAACATGAAAAAAGGGCTCTATGTAGGAGGCGGCAAATGGGGCAGCAAGGGCGGGAAGTGTAAACGCTGCGCCAAATATGGCGGCAAATGGCCCAAACACTATAGAAAAAATGGCAAGAAATACACAAGAAGAAGAATTAAGGCCCGCGACTGCAAATGCGCAGCATTTCTACTCCATGTAAAAGACGCTGCCGGTAACCTAGTTCCCGATGGCTGTTGGATTGGTTTTCCAGATCTTAATTACGCGATGGGTAATTGCGGCAGTAAAAAACGACAACCATGTGTTAGAATTAGGTGCGGTTGTCACCCACGAGCATTTATGGCAAATTACTTCGGCAGGTGGAAAGGCTGGGTGAGGGCTGGGAATGCTAACAGGCCCAAGAGCCCACGCGGCGGCTGGAAATATAATTCCATCAAAAGAGATCGAGCTATAGCGATGTTTGGTTATAAGTGCCCGAAGAAAGGATCCAGAAAATGTTGGAATAAAAAAGGAAAGGCAAACTCAATGAATTGTTGTGGCCAAAGAAAGGTGGAGAATAGCAAAGTTCCATATACACTGATGTATCCTCCCGCACAGGCAGTTCAAAAAGGATTAGCTAGTCCTAGGATGGCAAAGCCATATTGGAATGAGTGGACATTGGTGAGAGGTCATGTCGGGGCTTCTGCAGCAAAACTGCATCCAAATGCTAAATAGTAATAATACATTAGGGGAAACATGGTCGACGAAATAGAAGAAAATTATCTGCAGCAAGTAACAGGATTAGCAGAGATAAAAAAGGTTGCAGCTAGGATCAAATCGGATATTGAAGATGCCAAACTAGCCAACACAATAGGCTCCGGCGAGGGCTTTTTCGATGATCTGTTAAAAGACACTAGAGTGCAGATCAACAAAAAGGCCGTAGATCTCGGAAGAGACAGGCTGATGAAAGAGCTACACAAAGAGCAGTATGAACCCGGTGTTGCGGGCAATGTAATGCCCGAACCAATGCCCAAGCGTATAGACGCACCAAACGAGAAAGTAATTACTGGTCAAGGCGGTCAACAGACTAATACTTTTATAGTCCTTGGCCGTGATCGTCCCAGAAGCCGCGCCTCTGGTTATGGCGGTGATGGAGACACCCAAGCCGCGGCCATTGACATAGTGGTCGGCATGCAAGGCGCTAGCGCCCAGAGGGTGAATGAAGAGGGCGAGCGCGTTTATGCAGATCCTGATTTCGAAAAGGACGCAGCCCGAATATATATAAGCCAGAAAACCAAAATAGATGAAAACTTTAAGTTAACGTCTGGCTTTGTTGGTAACACTTATCCAAGATCAGCGATTGGAATTAAAGCGGATCAAATTCGACTCATAGGAAGAGAGGGAATAAAAATTATCACTACGGCCGGCGGAGACGGTGGTTATGGCCCCGTTGATGCAAAAAATTCACAAAATGGTGACACAGAAATTCTGTCCGGGGGAGGCATTGATCTTATTGCCGGTAATAAGACTGAAGGCCTGCAGCCAATCCCAAAGGGTGATGATTTATCTAAAGCACTAATAGAGCTAGCCAACTTGATTGATAAGCTCGCCGGCGTCGTCCATGACGGCTTCCTTTACCAAATGAAGTATAATTTGAACGTAGCAAAGCATTGGCACTTTTCTCCGTTTTTTGCCATTCCGGTAACTTTAAGCATGGAATGTGTAATCTCTGGAGTTCAGACAATGAAAGATCATTTTACAAAAACACAAAAAGACCTTCTCGTATTAAGGGGCATGCCCAAACCCACCTCATTATCGCCAAAACCCGGTGGTTTGCTGGGTTGGAAAAACAACTATTGTGAGGCGTGGGGAGATGGTTATTTTAACAGTGAACACAATAATACAAATTAGGAGCAATAATGGCTTTAGTCTATACAGATAGAAAAGGTAAAAAATGGCCGGTTAAAGACAACCCCGGCCTTCACGACCTAATTTCACCCGGCATGGCTGGAAATAGTGCCTTGCGCAAACTCCACGATGACATCGTGCAAAAGCCAGAACCGTTTGCCGGTATAAACAAGACTACATACAACAATAAGGGCTCTTTGTTTTTCCATGACAAAGTAGAAGAATGGCTAGAAATCCCAGTAAAAAACAGGCCAACGCCGGCGGAGTATTTGCTCAAATTAAAAGCTGGACTTGTCTCCGATTTACAGAAATATGTAATCGAAGTTGAGTTTCTTAAAGAGCCTACAGGTGATGGCAAAAAGCCTCCAATTAAAACCCTGATCACTGTTGCCAAAGACACAACAAAAAATTATACTACAAAATTTGAGGAACAAAAAGTTTTCGGCCCCCCATTTTCAGAAGATAAGTGGAAAGAGGCAGCTGCCTACGTAGAATCATTAAAGGTAAAATATTTAAATCACATCCTGCTTCCGGATCCCATTCCATGGCCTGACATCGGATTCGATCTGGATGAAGCCAGTCAGATCTATAACGCAGAATATGACATCGCCGCCAAGGATGCCCCGTATGACAAAATAAAAGGCAAAATCAAAAGCGGCTATATGAAGGGCGAAAAAATGACCGGCGCCCAGTATGAAGAATGGTTGCACCTAATGGCATCTGCCGCAGTGATAGATTGGGCTAGTGAGCGCCCCGGGTTCGAGGGGTATGCGGGAGAAGAATGGAAGGCAGTTCAGGAAAAGTGGCAAGGTGATTACAAGGGCTGCGTGGTTGAAATGGTCGGGAAATCCGGCAACGTTGCTGGAATTAAATGTAAAAAAGAAGAGGAAAAGGACATAGAGCCGCCCCCTCAACCACCGGGTTTAAAAAATACAATTTTGCCGCCATGGGTTAATAAAACGGAGTGCGAGCCATACATAGATCCAAAAACTAACGACATATGTATACATGTTAGTACGAATGATCCAGATGGATTGATGGACTGGTTTGCTCTAGAAAAAGAACATGAACTGGAAGAAATTGATGGTAATCAGCTATTAACATATTTTGCAGCCAAGGGCTTATATCTTCTATACAGTTATTATGATAGAGATCTGAATATGTATCAGTCCTATTTAAAAAACGAAGAACAATTTAAGAAGATTATTAAAAATCTTAATAATAGAAAATATTGGTATTATGATAAAAATCTTGCGCTAGCAGGGCTTTTGATCAGGGTACCCCATGAGGGCTGGCAAAAATTTGCACCACCCGCACCTCCAATGCCTGAACTCCCTAGGGCAAAATATACATGTGTTGTTAACACTAAGACATATGATGTTATTGTGGGTGCGCTACAAGTGATAATGGGCTATTACCAAGGATTAATAGAGGAACAGAAGGAAGTTGTATTAAAACCACCTGTTGACTTGAATGTCGAGGTAAAAAATATGAAAGCATTCAAGGCCAAATTAAAGAATCATTTAAAAATAAATGGTCTTGAGTGGAGGGCAAACAAAGATGATTTAATTGAAATTGGATTTCGCGAAAACTACACAGTGCAATATATAGCCATTAACCAAGAAAGTGATGATCTGGATCCTATAGCTTCCGAGGTGCGCATGCAAATGATTAAAGATGCTGCAACCACCGAATATATGTCTTTTGAGAGAATGACAACCAAGGGTGAAATATCAGGAAGTGAAGTTGTGGCACTTAGGATAGGAGAATCCTGCTTGGGTGATATATTCGAAGACAGAACAGCCAATGCGCTTATAAAAGATTCATATTTTATGATTTTAAGATTTTTTGCGACCCAATCAGCAATTCAAGATACATCTTGGCAAACATTTGTTGCTTTATTTATTAAAACTGTCCCCCGCGTCCGTATTTCCCTTCGAACAAAAGAGGCACCACATAAAGAAACAGACACCAGTAAACTGGATGAATTAATCAAGCAGATGGATTCTAAATCAGAAAAAACAGAATCTCAAAAAGCCGAAGAAGACGTAGTAATAAGAAAAAAAGAATTTAAAAGAGGCCTCGCAAAAAGGGCCCGCGGCCGAAAAGATACGCTTGGGTATATTAAAGACATAGAAAACATTTTAGACACAATGAGTGGCCTAGATGACGTTTTTCAGCAATTTTTACACAAATATGATTTAGCAGGGATTGTAAATGAATTATTGAGATGCCTAGGCCTTGCTCTCTCTTGGGATGAGATATTGAGGCTGGCTTGTGAGGCGGTGCTAGACGAGTTGGAAAAAACAGATGGCGGTCAAAGCCTCGCCATATTCATGAATTCCTTGGATGCAGCGTCCGGTGCCGGCGGCCTGATGGGCAGTATATTGGCAAATGCAAATGCACTCGCCGGCGGCGTGTCAGAGCTAGAACAGATTCATAAAAAAACGCAAACTGCATATGCAAAAGCAGCCAGAGCCAAAGCTGAGGCATCACGCGCCAAAATGCGAACAGATTCACAAACTGATCTGATCAACAATTACTCCTTCAGAAAAGAAGTACTAGCGGCAGTAAAGACCTCACAATGGAATTCCGAACTTGAAAGCTGGGCGGTAGAAGCGGATAAGATAGGCGTTGATGTAGAGGGCGCCTTCGGACCAGTTGGTGAAGATTATAATTATACTGAAGATGGTGAGCCGATTGAACAAGCTTTAGATGACGCAGTTGGCACCCTCACAGAACTTGAAATCGTAGCGGGCGATGCCGTCATAAAACAAAATGCAGCTGCAATGAGCGTTCCTCGTATTTCCATGGGTTCTAGCAAAAAGGCAAAGCTGCAGCTGCTGAATGCCATTGATGGATTAACCGATGTACAAAAAGATGAGCTATGTCGACACTTGATTAAAAAATTTAAAGTCGCAAAAGACACTATAATGGCTCTTTTGGGGATGCTCAAATTCTTGCTTTCCGGAAGCATTAGCTTAAAATTTGATTTATTCTCCAGCTTTTCAGTGAGCGATATTATGGGCTATATAATTATGAGAGCGGAACAATTGCTTAAGCAAATTATAACCAAGCTAATTGCAGAAGCGATAAGGGCTCTATTGGAGGCCCTGTTATTTGCGTGTAAGGAACTACAAAACGATCTTGCAAATCAAGCACTTCCAGATATAACTTTGTGTGAGGCCCTCGGGCCCCAATGTGAACCAATAGTGGCACAAATATTTCAAGATCACGGAATTGAGCCCGTACAAGATATGGTGGAAGATATAGCTGTTGCAACAAGCCCTATAGAATTGTGTGAATTGTTACAAGGGGAGGCCTCACCGGCGACACTTAAAATGATTAAAAATATAATCATTGCTCAATATCCGCAGTTTGAGCCATATTTTTATAGTAAGCAAAAAATTAATGATTTCTTTGGCGAATTTGCAAAATATCTGCAAACTGAAATATGTGAACAGATACAAGCTTTTCCGCCAGAAGCTGTTAACGATGCGTGTTTAGCTGCAGAAACAGCTCAAATTTTCAAAGAGGGAACTCCACAAGAGATAAAAGATATTTTAGGCCCAGAGAAACAAAGGGTGAGAGATCGTATTAAAGAGCTACAGGATCTTGCTAATAAGCCGCTTGACATACCAGACAATTGTCAATTGTTTCCGCCGAATCCGGCCCCAATGAATTTTATGTTGGACATGGTTCTAGAATCAGTAATGGGCGCAGTATCCATGTCTTATAACTCAAGTATTCAGGGTCAAAAAAAATCAATTGCCCAAGGCAGCATTGTTGGCCCGTCTGTAACAGGCGGCGTTGTTGCATCAGGTATGGGAAAGGCCACTAGGAAAATAGGCCAAGCAGAAGAGGGTGACGATATGCCATCTATGAAAAGCGGCAAAACCATCGAGGAAGTTGCCATGGCAGCCGTACGCTCTTCAAAATATCTTCTCGCTGACTACAGGGCCATGTTGGGAGAAGCAGACACATATAATTTACGCTCTTTCCCTCCAGCGGAAAGCCCAAATGGAAAAACTTATTATGATGTTGGGGACACTGTGCAACTTAGACATACGAATACGGAAAATCCAACATGGGGCGTACGGGTGTCAAGCCCACATTACGTTATGCAAAATCCATGGACCGATGTGGAAAATGAATCGATCATCTATCAATATAATGATGAAAATATAAGCGAGAAAGATAACATAGGTAAGAACAAGCTTCAAGAAGATTTTGGAGAGTATATAGACAATCGCCTAGGCCAAAATTTATGGATGGAAGTTGGCGGGATTGACAAGGGAACGACAGCTATAATTGATTCGTTTTTTGGCCGGCCCAATTCTTCCTTCCCGGGCGGTGCCCAAGACAAGAATGATTTTTATACCAAACTAAACCTTTGCATGTTTGGAGAGGTTGGTCAATTGATACAAAAATCTCCTTTGTTTCTTGCAAGAAATTTTAATAAACTAGACTTTTTACCGGGCCCCACCCGACAAGAGGAAATCGATGGCTGTGGTCCAAAGTCATCGTTTTTAAACGAAGAGCAGATTATGGATATGATGCGTGACCGGTACAAAAAACTTAACCAATATGCATGCGATCCAGAGACATCAGAACTGATAACCAAAGGGGATCGCGATCCAGTGGTTCAGGTTGTATTAGAAGGGCTCACTCTGGCGATTATTCGAACAGCGATCACGGAAACGTTTTTTAAGTGCTTGCCGTTTTTAACTGAATTTGGTTCATACGATATTTTCAAAGAAGATATTGTATCCGATTTTGTTGCAGAATGGATTAGGAGATCTGTTGAAAATGCAGGTAATACTTTTCACGGGCTACATGAGGTTGACGAGGTAATGGAAGTGATTGGTGATTCTGCCATATCGTTATTGGAATTTCGAAATAGAGAAAGGGGTGTTTTTGAGACGACATCAGAGCCCATGGAAGCAATACACCAGCTAGCCAATGAAGAAACATATGCCATGATTAAATCGCTTGAAGACGAATTATCTACGGCATTTGGAACTCACCGGGTTTTTAGGGGGATTGAACAGGCGTACTATATGCACAACAGATCATATAAAGTGCATGATATACCTTATATGTATTTTAATCCATACATGACTATTGTGGGCGATGGCGGTATATTTACCGGCTATGAACAAGACACCATGCACTTTTGGGTTACGGAAGGAAACGGGACCCCGGCTGATGAGTCCATTGGTGAAATACCCGGCTCTGCGATGGATATATATATGCCCGGCGGCCATGAACTATACAGCGAATTAGAAAAGAGAAATGGAAAATTAATATTAGAAAAATATATGAGACTTGAAGGGGTAAAAGCACCAATTAAGGAATTGATGCAAACAACTATTGATTATCCCGGGAATCCAACTCCCGGCCAATTCACGCCAGAGGCGATAAATCACGCTTGGGGTTCGTTCGCGAGCATGGAGTGGACTCATTCAAAGGATTTTTGGCAGATGGCATTGCTGCATACTTTCATAGAATACCCTGTCGGCCTTACCGGCGCCGATCCGACCGCGCCCAATTCCGGTCCAGTAAAATTAACCGCCAATGCGGAGCTTATTAAACAGGCTCGCCGCGGCCACCCCAGAGACTCCGCTTGGAGCCAAATAGCGGAGACTAAAGTGCTGAAGAAGATGGGCTTAAATTATAGAGGCGTGGTAAGCGTTCAGAAATTGCACGAAATATTTTCTGCAGTGCCCGACAACGAGCTTAAAGTTGATAGCGGCTGGGGCCTATGTTCTGGTACAAACTTGGGGACTTATGACATAAAACAAGATTGGTTAACAAAAATTAAATTTACTGATCTGTTTAACACGTGCGATTGGGGTTTGAGATTGGTGTATGTCCTTCCGGAACAAAATCAGCCTGCAGAACTACGCTCTTCCGCAAAATCAGGGTTTCTTGCTACTGATGAATGGGAATCTAGCTTGTGGGGTCAATATGTTGATAATGATATATCATTTCTTGAAAAATCATATTATACGAAATTTATGTGGAATTCAACAGAAAAATTTGAAAAAGAAATGAAAAACTTTTCTAAAGCGCGCCGTGTAACCGGTGGCGGCGGTACCGTGGACTTCTGGATGAATGAAGAAATGCTGTCCATGCATATGTATCAATTTCTCAACAAGAACACAACATGGACCACTCCAAGACAAGCACATCATAATATTAATGAATCAAACGTTGGCAATATCCACTATGCCATACCGTTAGATGCGGAAGAACAACCCATACATGATTTAGATTTCAACGACTTCTATACTTATGGCTTCGAGGCGTTTACCAATCCCAAGACTGGTTATTGCCACGCAAAATATCCCATAAATACCTTGATGCATGCCATGTTTGTTGATCAAGATACATTGAGAGCAAAATTACTTAGTGATCACATCCCCCTTAGAAAAATAGCAGCAGCCATGATGCTTCATTCTATATCTCACTTTGATTCGCATGCCGCGTTTGTGGGAAAATTTGATAATACAAAAAGTTTAATATTTTCTCTCTTGAGGAATTATGCTTTTGGTGACGAGTATACATATCGCGATGAAGTTACAACCCAAAATCCAAAAGATATGTCCGATGCGGCAAAAGATAAACACGGATTGGGATTTGAGATACCGATTATTCCCGGCATGCCTCCTAATCTTGCTGCGATATTTATGGCAACCCCATGGGAAATATTAAAAGGCATTGCGACATTGATTGAGGGCTGGGAGTGTCCTGATGGCGAAAAGCGTGGTGCATGCATCGACGGCATGAAACCCAATTGGAAACGCGGCCCTGCACCATGGTTTGGCACGAATGGCGCTTGGACCCAATTGGGTCAAGTGGTGTGGGCGCTTGATTTGGCATTAAATTACGATATCGAAGATGCAATAGACAACTACATAGAAGATCTATTCCCGGACTCCGATGCCAAAGACACCAAGGATGATGATTGTGAGGATGAACCCAAATTAATAGCGCCACCAAATAAGGATTAGCTGCTAAAAAATATCGCCAACTAATAAATTTTATACAAGTTGGCCCATTGTTAAGTAAAGAAAAAATAATTAATTTCTAATTAGTAAATGAGACGCGAGGAATTAGACAGTGGCAACAGGAATATCTCCAAAATTACCCCTATCCCTAGACATGAATGATGGTCATTATGAAATGACAAAGACCGTAAAAGAAAATGTGGCACAAAATCTTAAAAATTTAATATTAACAATTCCCGGCGAAAAGATTATGGATACAAGTTTTGGCGTTGGGCTAGCATCATTCTTGTTTCAACAGAATACAGAAGAGATACACGGAGAAATATATGAAAGAATAAACCAGCAAGTCGCGATGTATATGCCGTTTGTGGCAATAAATGAAGTTTATTTTTCAAACGAAACATCTGAAATGGGCCTAGGTATGATGACTCCCAACGAGGTAAGCACAGACATGCACTCTTTGAGCATAAGAGTGGAATTTACAATACAGCCACTTGATGTGCAAGAGATTTTAGATATAACTGTTGGGATAAACTAATTATTTTTAAAGGAAAAATATTCTATGTCTGATGACAAAAAAAAGATAATTAAATATACGGGCCGCGATTTTAATTCAATTAAAAATGATCTAACACAATACGCGCGCCGCTACTATCCAAATACATATAAGGATTTTAACGAAGCTTCGTTTGGTTCGATGATGATCGACATGGTTTCATACGTTGGAGATCAATTATCATTTTATTTAGACTATCAGGCAAATGAATCTTTTTTAGATACCGCAGTAGAATTTGACAACATTATTAAGCTTGGTAAACAACAAGGGTATAAATATGAACAGGCTCGAACCGGCCACGGAACAGTCGCAGCATACGTATTGGTGCCATCGGATGCATCCGGCCATGGCCCAGATGCTGATTATTTGCCTGTTTTAAGGGCAGGAAGCAAGTTTGCATCCACGGGTGGAAATATTTATACCCTCAATGAAGATATAGATTTTAGCAACACAAACAATGAAATTGTTGTCGCCACTGTCGATGATGATACTGGTGCCCCCACTGCGTACGCAATAAAGTCTTTTGGAAAAGTAATTTCTGGAGATATAGATATAGAGGTTATTCCTGTTGGCGCATTTCAAAAGTTTTTAAGATTAAGGTTGGAAGCTGAAAATATAGCGGAAATAGTTTCCATAACGGACTCTGAAGGTCACGAATTTTTTGAAGTCGATTATCTCTCGCAGGATATTGTGCACACATCGGTGATGAATTATGACTCTGACACTAAAGAATTGGCACCTAATATATTGAAGCCGGTACCAGTACCGCGTAGATTTGTAGTTGAACAGGATACAAACTTTACATATCTCCAATTTGGTCATGGCTCTGATGATCAGATCACAACAGAGACCTTGGCAGATCCTGCCGAAGTTATTTTAAAAACACATGCTAAAAACTATACTGCAGAAGAAACGTTTGATCCGATGGACCTTTTGTCGACGGATAAAATGGGAATTTCCCCATCAGATACAACCCTCACTATAACATATAGACTAAATACAGCGAACACCGTCAATGCGGGAGCGAATACGATCACTGGAGTTGTTGAGCCACTATTCGAATTTCCAACCGATCAAACACTAGACGATAGTTGGGTCCTTTATGTTATAGGCTCGCTAGAAGTTTCTAACGAAGAGCCTGTTGTGGGTGACATATCTCTTCCATCAACGCGCGAAATAAGACAAAGAATATTAGATATATATGCTACACAAAATAGAGCAGTAACAAGAGAAGATTATGTTGCATTGGCGTATCGGATGCCGGCAAGATTTGGCTCAATAAAGCGCGCCGGCGTGAGTCAAGACGCCGAATCTTTAAGAAGAAACTTGAATATGTATATTGCGGCAGAAAGCTTTGATGGCTCTCTCGCGCAGCCGAACATGGTTCTTAAAGAAAACTTAAAAATGTGGATAAATAGATATAAAATGGTCAACGATACGGTTGATATTATCGATGCCTCTATTTTGAATTTTGGTATATTTTTCGAAGCAATATCAGAAACCGGCACAAATAAATTCACCTTATTGAACGATATTAATATAAGGTTGCAAGATGAACTCTTCTTTCAAAAAATGGAGATAGGCGAAGCGCTGCCGCTGTATGAAATTGCAAAAATAATTAATACGACACCCGGAGTAATAGATGTGACAAATATTAAAATATTAGATCGCTCCGGAGGCTTGTATTCCGATTTTAGTTATGACTTCAGAGAAAACAAAACGGCCGATGGCCGCTGGGTCATAATACCAGAGAGTGTAATTTTGGAAATGAAATATCCAGACATAGATATAAAAGGTGTTATCAGATAATGGGAATAAAGCGTTATACAGCAACAAAAGATGCTACAATTACTAATGCATTTAAGGCAAATTTGTCTAATAGGGCAACGGGCTCCAACATGGGTGCGGCAGACACATTAGAAGTGTTTTCAATTTTTGCACAGGCAAATTCAGCTTCATCGGAGCTTTCCCGAGCACTGATTCAATTTCCGGTCTCAACTATAGTTGATGATAGAAACACATCGGCCATTCCCGCATCTGGAAGTGTTGATTTTGTTTTAAAGTTGTATAACGCCGAACACACAGAGACATTGCCAAAACAATTTACAATAACTGTTGCTGCGGTTTCTCGTGTGTGGACTGAAGGTACAGGCTTGGATATGGAAACATATAAAGATCTGGGCGCCTGCAACTGGGAGTCTGCATCCCTGTCGGCTAGCACAGATAATGGCCTGTGGACAACACAAGGGGGCGATCACCATTTGGATGCATCATCTTCTTTTGATTTTTATTTTGATAAAGGGACAGAGGATCTAGAAGTTAATATAACTCCTTTAGTGGAGCAGTGGTTAAGTCAGAGCATTGTTCAGGCCGCCCCGTTGAGCAAACTTCCGCAAAAGGAAAATTACGGTATCCAGTTATTATTAACCGCTAGTCAAGAAACATATTTTTCAAGCTCAACAAATGCAAACGAAGGCGCAATAATACACAACCTGCAAGGCGCCACAAAATCTTATTACACAAAGAAATTCTTTGCGCGCTCAAGCGAATATTTCTTTAAAAGGCCAACAATAGAGGCCCGGTGGGATTCGTCTACAAAAGATGATAGAGGGAAATTTATAGCAAGCAGTTCTCTTGCAGATCACAATGACAATTTAAATACACTATATTTATACAATTATGTGAGGGGGCAACTAAAAGATATACCGCAGATAACACCTGCAGGCCCCGGAAAGGGCCAAATATTTGTTAAATTATACACGTCTGCATCAGGTGGCGCCCAGTTATCTCCAGTTGGCAGTGGCAGTTTGACAGTTTTGGACAACGTTATAACGGGCGGCCATGTTACCACAGGAACCTATAGTGCTTCGTTTGCTCTCGATACAACAGCCGCTCTTGTATATGATAGGTGGTTTAGTGGTACAGTGCATCCAACACCGGAGAAAGCATATTTTACTGGTTCGTTTGTTCCCATACAAATGGGTGCCTTGGAAATTAATCCAAATCCAAAATATGTGACCTCTATAACAAATTTAAAGCCAATTTATTCTCCGGATGAAGAAGCTAGATTTAGGCTGTATGTTCGCGAAAAAGATTGGAATCCAACTATTTACACAAAGGCAACAAGCATTATTAAAAATGCAATAATTGATGATGCTTATTACAAATTGTTTAGAGTTTCTGATGAAACAGATATAATTGAATATGGTACGGGAAGTTTACAACATACAAAACTTTCACACGACGTGTCCGGAAATTATTTTGATCTAGATCTGTCGATGCTTGAGGCGGATTATCAATATGGAATAAAGTTTGTTTATTATGTAAACAATTCATATCATGAACAAGAAGAAGTTTTTAAATTTAGAGTCGAATAAACATGAGTATTAAAAAATATTTTGGTAAAAAAAAGAAAAACTTCAAACACCTACCAAGCACGTCCTTGGAAGAATTAGCACAAGATGTAGAATCAACAAGACTGGTTAAATCATATACAGAAGACGAAGAGAGGTTTGTTCCGCCCGTCGACTTTTCCGATCCGGCAAATTTTGCTAAATTTGGTTCGGCTGAAAGCTATTACGATGATGCTATAAAAAGAATTTATAATCAATATCCATATGATGGTTCTCGACACGAGGTGATGGAGTGGTATAATAGTTCATCTTATATAGATTTATATATGTTTGAGCAAGAATACCCCAGAACGAACGGATATATTAAATTTGCTGCAAACTCATACGGTACCGTTGGCCAAATAGTTGATGATTATGGAAGCAGTTCTTTGGCTGAATATATTTTTACAAAAGGCGGCCCCCATAAAGATAATATTTATGATTTATCAAAACATAGAGATTCAAATTTAAGATTTGGTGGAAGTTCTGGCAATGCTGTGGAATTTTGGCTTAAAAAGTCGGCATTTGATACCGCCAAGACAAAACGAGAGGTTATTTTTGATGTTGTAACAACCTCAAGTGTTTGGACAAGCAGTGATTATGGTCGATTATCTGTAGAGCTAACAGCATCATCGCATGATTTAAATTCTGGCTTTCTCGTTACATATATGTCGGGCACTTCTGGTTTTGCCACTGCCTCGCTTGGTTCTAATTTAGGGACAGGTTCGATTGCCGATGATAGTTGGCACCATTATGCTATATCCTTTGATACGGTAAGAGAAAGTGCCATCAAATTCGATAATTCCGTCAACGAAGCTGGCTCAAGTACATATCTCGATATGGAACACGATTTTTGGCCATGGCTCTCTGCAACGCCAGAATATGCAATATCTTTATGGTTCCGCAGAGATAACACACCGTCTCAAAACGAAACTTTATTCTTGAGTGCAACAAATGCGCTGGGCTCTGCATTTGGTACTGGCGGCATTATATATATGCAAGCCTCTACTGGAAGATTATATACAATTTTTGGCGGTGACAATACAGTTATATCCAGCACAAATTATGCTGATGGAGACTGGCACCATGTAACGCTCGTGGTTTATGATAATGGCGGCGCAAAATATAAAGTATATGTTGATGGCGTGGTGGTAAAGGGCGAAACAGCTGTCGACACCGATCTTACTGATGAGGCCGGCGCAGCGCCCATAAATGATCATTTTTATATCGGAGGCCTCTATTATGAAAGCAACTGGACATCACCAGCATTAAAAGGCTTCGATGGCTATCTGGATGAAATATCAATCTGGAACGCAGAACTTGAAGCCGGCGACGTTTTAGAATTGTATAATAACGGCGTTTATTTGGATTTAAGAAACCACTCTAAAATAGCCAACTTATCTAATTGGTGGAAGATGGGCAGTAACGCTCTCGGGGCCGGCCCAAATTATCAGATATTAGACGAAATTGGCTCGAATTCCGGCCACATGATAAACTTTAGCCACAGCACTGGTTCTAGTGGTCTTTTGTGGGAAGTATCAAAATTCAATAATCACCCAAAAGCAGTTTTATATCTTGATGGAGATTATAACGATACATATACTGGTGGAAACCCCATCTCTCCAGTAAGTGGTGCCTTAATTTCAACCATTGGCGCACTTGCAGCGCCCCCATCAGGCACTCTCTCTGCTAACCTCGGATGGGGAAAACTATCAGCTTCCATTGATGAGTTTAGATTTTGGAAGACCTCTAGAAATTCCCGCGACGTGGGTACCAATTGGTTTGGTCAAGTTGGTGGAGGAACGAATACAGACGATGCCAATACATCTTTGGGGGTCTATTATAAATTTAATGAAGGTATAACTGCCACCTCCTCCATTGATATGAAGGTGTTGGACTATTCTGGCCGAATTAGCAATGGTGATTGGATTGGTTATTCTAGCGTCTCTAGATATACCGGATCGGCCATGGTAGAGGCGGGCAAAGTGCCCATGGAATATAAAGACCCAATAATTTACTCTACCCATCCGGACGTTTTAAGTTTGTATAATACAAAAATTTTATTAGGCAAGAAACATGACTATGAAAACAACGCCGCATTATACAATACGTTTCCAGAATGGATAGTAGAGGAAGAGAACCGTGCTGGCTCCACTCATTTAAAGAACTTGACACAAATGATGGCAAGTTACTTTGACACGCTGTGGATGCAAATTGAGTCTCTTCCAAACCTCAAAGACAATAAATTTATAACTGGAAGCTTTGCCCCGGAAGCCACAGGCAGTATATACAAGCCTATGCCATTTTCCGATAGGCTGCTTTCCTCGATGGGTTTTTCGGTATCGGAACTCTTTGCTGACGCTGACGCAGTTGAATATTTTTTGAGCCGCGGCGACGATAAAATATATAAAGACAAAATCTATAATGTAAAAAATCTTATATACCAAAACATATATAACAATTTAACAACAATTTATAAATCCAAAGGTACAGAAAAAGCCTTTAGAAATTTAATTCGTTGTTTTGGAATAGATGATGAGCTGATAAGATTAAATATTTATGCCGACAATTATACATTTGAATTTGAAGATACTTATAGACAGGTCACAACTCGAAAGAATTATGTTGATTTTAACCACCCGGATAGATATGGTAGTACAATATATCAATATGAGAGTGATACCGATCATCATTTAAGCGGCGCCATTTCTGGCTCACAGGGCGAACAAAAAGAAATAGGACTCCCGATGACAGCAGAAGCGGAGTTTTTCTTTCCCAAAAAAGCTCCAAGGTATAACCCACTATATAAAGAGTTTACGCATACTCACGCTTCTCTTTTTGGTATACAATCAACGTCCTCCTTATCTACGGCACCCAGCTTTAACATATTTGCCGTAAGACCTTCTTTTGCCGGTATACAGGGTTCTTCTCAATATACAGACAAAGATGCTTATTTTAAAGTAACCGGTACGATGGTGCCGTTGATGACGAGCAGTGTATACAAAAACGTTTACGACAACTCGAATTGGAACATATCTTTGAGGTTAAAGCCGCAAAAAGATTTAAATATCAACGTTGTTTCTGGTAGTGATGATGTGCAAAGCGACTATGATTTAGTCTTTTCCGGAATCAACAGTGTCGGTGATACAATTTATAATGAGTTTTTTCTCACTTCAAGCATTGCTCGCTCACAAGCTCTAGAATTATTAACAACACCTAAAAAAGTATATGCCGGAGCTTTAAGAACCGAATTCAGTAGTTCGGTCGTAAATTACACAGATGTTAAGGTCGGCGCTGTTAGATATTGGATTGATTATCTTTCTGATAGAACACTACGAATGCACGCGCGCGACGTTTTAAACTATGGAACACTAAATCCATATAGAAGCGCCTTCTTGTCTCAAAAAGACATATCAGGTTCAATCCCCCAAATGGACACATTGGCGCTGCATTGGGATTTTGAAACAATTGCAACTTCGGACGCGTCCGGACAGTTTTCAGTCCCAGATGTTTCCTCCGGTTCTTCGGAATTAATGGATCGTTATGGTTGGCTGGGGGACATAGCCAAAAGGCAACATCTTGCGCGCGCCGATCATTTCCCGGCTAATTCGACTGATGCCATTCAAAGAGAATATATTTATTCTGGCCGCCAACAAAAGCCTGAAGTTTTGTTATCTTCCGATATGGTGAGTTCACGGGGCGACGAAGATAAAATATTTAAACGCAACCAGAAGGAAAATAAATTTTTATTCGCTTTTGAAAAAAGCATGTACCAAACAATATCAGAAGAAATGCTCAAGTTTATGTCTTCGGTAATAGAGTTTAATAATCTTATAGGCGAGCCGGTCAATAAATATCGACCAGAGTATAAGAGTTTGGCTAAATTAAGGCAGCTTTTCTTTGAAAGAATTGAAAACACACCAGATTTGGATAAGTTTGTAAGCTATTATAAATGGATTGATTCGGCGGTAGGTGATATGTTGATGCAGCTGGTGCCAGCTTCAGCGCAATTCTCTGACGGCTTGAGAACGATGATCGAAAGTCACATTCTGGAGAGAAGTAAATATCATCACAAGTTTCCAACACTAGAATCTAAACAATCTGATCCCATTGGTCACATCAAGGGGATCAATGAGCTTACATATGATTGGGAATACGGCCACGCTCCACCTAGCGAGAAGGAATATGAAAATTGTTTGTGGTGGAAAGAGAGGGCCGAAAAGGATGGTACCACCATACCGTTGTCTGCTACTGGTTCTGGTGATACTGGCGTCGATAGCGACAGAAAAGGTCTTCAGAGTGTAATAACAACCACTGCTGTTTCTGGTTCTGGGCCATTGTTAGCAACAGAAACAGGCACAACATATAGAGGCTCGACCTATGCTGTTAGAAGATTTACAAAACCATATAAATTAAAAATAGAAAAATCTAGATTAATTCATGGCGGCGTCAATTTTGATCCCAACAAAAAACCAAACTGGTGGAAGACACTTAGACCGGGCAAATATACTGGATATGATGGCACTAGCGAGTGGGCCCTCCGGATGTGGAATGAAAGATATTCCGGTATTGACGCAGCCGGCATAAGTCGACTGAAGGACGCCGAGTCTTGCACCGATGAATATGCGCTCCGAACAAACAAAAACAAAAAAGTGGGCATGAAAATGAACATTGCCCTGCCCGGAAAACCAATTCCAAACAGAGAAGAGGGAAATACATTTATTCCATTTAATATTATATCTTCTTCTTTCGCCACGGGCTCGAATGACGGCGGAGCAGTTTCAAACCACAATTTATGGGTAAGATATGCCTTTAATGGCCAGCGTATAGATAGTACTCGTCTGACTGATAAGTTTTATGAAGTCACCAACGCTCACTCGGATATGGTTGGTGAATCACACGATGTGCCAATGCAGGGCCCTTTTACGGAAAAATGGGTTGGCGGGAACCAACATAGACACATACCGCTCAATGATGGCACATCCCAGATGGTTAATAGACCTGAAGCATGGTTTTTTCAGTTTATAATGCATGGCGGCACCGGTGGAAACGCGCCATATGGATTTTATCTCCACGGCCCGGGCGGAAACATTCTTCGCTCAACAAGCACCCACTTCGGCGGCGCCGTTAATGCCGATGAACGCGGTACCGCCGCAAACGATGCTGCTCCTCGCGCAATGTATTATAGAGATGAAACCGCCAAAAGACCAGTTAACATAAAAAACATTCGAACGATCACCGGCTCTGTTGATTTTGAGCGCAATATTCCGGCTTCGTTAGGAAACTATACGCGTGATTATGAAATAGTTCAAACTTCCGGCCGATCAGTGAATAATCGCTTCTTTGTTAAGGCTGAAGGGATTACGGTCAACAACTCTGCAGTACCCAATCAAACGATTATATCTGGAGTCATGGACCACGATCTCACGGAAAGAACTAGTGGCAGCATCAACAAATATATTTTTGTTGAGAGATTTTCTGCCCCCGGTGGCCCCGAAGTGATGTCTAGGGGATTTTTGGATGTTGAGAGTGAAGAAAAATCGGTTTATAACGAGTTAAACCAAAGAAACCTTTCCGTCCGCGGCCCCCTTCAAAGCATGCTACGATTACACTCTGGTAAATATGGGTTTTATAATAATGCCCAAACTACCGCATCCTATCATAAAATTTATAGAAACCCGAGAAGAACAATTCATGTAAGTGGTACTTATCCATTTGATGGTGATCATATTGCTTTAGCTACGGGCACCAGTTACGACAACTGGTACGTGCAGAGGCCGATTCCTCAAAGCGATATGAATTATGCATGGATCACCTCATCTATAACTGGAAACGCCAGCCAGCAGCACATAGAAGCGCTAGGATACTGGCCGGCTGATTTTACAATCTCTAGTTCATATCCGGCAACAACGCTGGTACCCAGCCCCCAAAGAGCGGTAACTGGACTCACCAGCAATGTGGTTAATTTTGTTAGCGCCAGTGATATAGGAATTTACGACACCGGCAACAACTTACAATATTATGGGGTCGACAGACTAGTCGCAAACGCTTTCCCCTTTATGGCTGTAGATTTTGCTGGGATGAATTCGCTTATATATGAGCCCATTTCTTCAAGCCTCACCGGAACAAGTGAAAATATTTTAGGATATCCACCCGACGCCTTTAACGATTATAATACAGATCACACCGCCACTAGAGAAAACTATGTCTATCAAGGGGGTCTTGTTTATAGGACTTCACATGATTTGACTTATGCCGGGTTCACTAGGGTGCTCAATGGTATAATTCATCACCGCGGCGGCGCTCATGGCTGGCCAAGCTGGAAGCAAATTAGAGGCGCCGAACATCCAATTGCGAGATATCATAAAAAACATAATATATTATCTATTATAGGCACACCAAAGAAGCACGGCCCAACATACGATTGGCATTCAGAGCCAAAACAGCTACATGGTCTTGATAATACTGGCAAAAAGACCCAGACAACAAGCGAAGTTATAACCAATTATGAAGAGGGTCCGGTAACTTCAAGATTTAAACCAATAACTCATGGCTTGGTTGGCGAGAGGCAGGATAATACGCTTGGTGTTATTGTCATCGATCATAGTTATGGCAATAATCTAGTATATTTTATTGATGAAACGTTAGATGATAAGTTCCATCTCGTAAAGACAAGAAAACAAAAATATGACGAACTGTATGAATTGTATGGATATCCGGGTGTGCAAGAAGAACAAAGCCCAGTTAAGAAATTTTCGTCAATAACCTACAAAGAGACAATTTTTCCGAAAGAGCAAAATTCGTATAAAGTCAACACAAATACTAGAGCGGATTATCTAATCACTTTTTGGAAGGATAGTCGACACAACCGTCATACACTAGGTGAGTTTGAGGTAGGGGATGTTGGCGATGTTACGGGCTCAAATCCCGGCTACGCACTTACTAGCAGCATTTGGGCACTAGACGGAAGATTGGACTATGACACCAGTTTGCCATGGGCTGGAACTTCTGGCTCGCATACATCGTGGAAATATGCCGGCACGCCCGAACACTCATGGTCTGCTGGCGCCGGCATATTGCAAAATCACTGGACTCACTTTCACAGCACCGACCAATGGTTTATGAATGAAAAAGATGAGCGCCTAGGCAAAACCACGGGGTTCAGAAACCGCACTGTATATTTGCCGTTAACCTCTGCCCTTATTAATTATGCTAGGCCAACATGGGAATATAATACATATGACGTACACAAGACACAGCGCCATGGCAATGGTGTTGCCGGCGGAGCAGAGGTGCTTAAGCATGTTTGGATGCCAATATCAAGTCAGCCATGGACAGCACCAGTGGAATCCGGATTGACACCAAACTATTCATCGTATGAAGAGTACATTGATCCAATAAAAAGGCTGGGTAAAGATTTTTCTGTATTACCAGAATTCAATATTAGTGAACATATGGAACATTTTGTTATTAAAAATGATGGAAATTTCCGTGCAAAAAACAAAAATTGGCTATCTTTAAAGGGTGCACCAATATCGTCGAGCGGCGAAGATGGATTTTATGAGACCTATAGCCATACAGACTTTTTAAAGTTTTTTGACGTTGTTTTTGAAGATCATAAAGAAATTACAAATGCAAAATCTATAACATTAAAATGTAAGGCGATAACAAGATTGTTGCCATATAATGGCTTCTTTCCTGCGCAAAGAACGGTGCAACTGGCGGAATATTTCTCGCAGTCGTATGGGAGCAAACTTCTTAAAACTGGAGATGAGGGACACTATAGAACATTGGCCAAACCATTCTTTGGCCCGGGCCTATTGTTTAACTCAATCAAATCGGGTGTTGCCGTTGACTGGCCAGTCCATGAGAGTTGGGGTTGGGATGACAACCAGTCGTCGATACACGTCTCAAAACGGTGGTCGCTCACTGGCAGTGGCACGGGAAATGAATACATTCGTCGCGACGGCGGTTACAATAGCACCGGCTTTGCTGGTGCTGGTGTGCCTATGATTTCTGGTAATTTCAATGCGCGCTTTCCATTCGAAGCGCTGGTAGAACCAGAACAGTATTTAAACGGACAGTGGATATGTGATGATGAACCACACCCGTCTGCGTCATTGGCTTCCAAAGTACAAATAGCCAAGTCAGGAGCAGAAAATGAATTATATAGACTTGCAATGCACAACTTTTTGGCAGAATCTGTCGACTTTTATATCAAGGGTGGCCAACTAACTAGCTTTGTTTCGGCAGACGACAAGAGCCCCAGTCATTTTTTCTTCAATGCTTCTTCGTCTATAGATTGTCCGGCCTATGTAATGGACGTTGTTTTTTACAGAAATAGCGATCTCAACGTGACGAGCCCCTTTACAACTGTCATTCTCGATTCGGAAATAGCCAATGCCAACTATACTGCAAAAGGTTATAATACATTTGAGATGTATGATAGGGCTTCCGCGTTTGGGCCACCAGTAAACCATAGTATTCTTGCCAACGACAGCACTCCGTTCCATTACACTCGCGGCCCCGGTTGGGACTGTTATACACCACCATATTATCATGGCAAGGCCCGCGCCAGAATTATTTTTTACCCCACCGATAGCAAGGCTAGAAAATATACGTTATCTGAAGTTTTGTCATCAATTTCAACGCCTCCGAATCCATCTGTGGCCGGAGAACAAAGTGGGATATATTATACAAGAAATGCTTGGGCCAATTTTGGATCGCCACTTGGCCAAACAGGGGATGGCCAATCAGGCGGCGGAATACCTCATAGAGAAGACTTTTTCTTTAGCGGCAGTGGATGGAACGCTGGGATAAATCAATTTTTATTCGCTGTTGCCGAAAACAACCAAACTAACTCAACCTATAAAGATTACACCTTGACCGACAACAGACAAAACGCAATGCAGATATCTGCTAGTTTAAACATGCTGGGTGCTGTTAAAAATAAATCGATTGAATACGATCCCATAACAAACCTTCCAATCGCTGTTAAAGACGACACAACCCAAGGTGATAAATGGGTCATTCAAACCAAGTGGGAAAGCCCGGTGTTAAATTTCAAGAACGCAGCCACTTCATCAGTAACATGGCCCGACACTAGTATTGATCACAGCAATGGTCACGCAGATGATCATGCTGTATCGCTGCCATATGGCACGGGCTCGTTCACTAAAGGAATGTGGCACCAGTATGGTGCTATGCCAGAAAAAGATGGCTTCTTTGTACAAATAATGGATCCATTAAATACACCATATGTTAACGGCTCCAGAATACCCACAGAAGAAGAAGATGTATTGACCTCTGCCGGCGCCAATCCCGACGCTCCGAAACCATTAGGCTGGGGCAAAAAAGTCTTTTCACTGGCTGATCGCTGCGGATTCCAAAAATCCAAGCCATCTGCAGTGGGCAAAATACGCAGTTCTAAAACAATCAGTGAAGCAGTTATTGCTGTTCCTTTCTTTGAGGATGAGGGAAAAAGATACTTTGCAACTATTCCTCGTCCATTGTTTGATGCTGCGGTAGAGATGGCAAATGGCAAGAAGGATCAGGCCCCAATGCAGTTCCCCGGTCTAGATGATATGATTCCGGGCCAAAGTATAATAAATATGGTAGAAAAAATGCAACGATACGTGCTACCTTCGTGGCTTAATGCCTTGTTTTATAAGGAATCTGGGGCTTTTCATGATATCCCTGCCGGCACCGGCGGCGTAGAACCAATCATGATGTATATATTTGAATTTTCACGTACTTTTGACAGACAAGACTTGGCAGACATGTGGCAAAATCTATTACCAGAGAAGGCCAAGCAGATAAAGATTGAAGAAAGAACGATAACACACAAAATAGATCAAAGCGAACTGCTTGGTCCATGGGTGGAACAGGGCTATAATAACGGTGGCCATTTATCAAACATACAGTGGATGGTCTTTAAAGTAAAACAAAAAGCAAAATGGAATTACTATGAAAAAACGCTTGACTCCGCGGATGATACAGGTTTTAAATTTAAATTTAAGCATGGATCCAACGACGGAACCAAGGCCACCGAACCAGACTATAACTTTAACTGGCCATATGATTATTGTTCTTTGGTGGAGTCAATAAAAATGGATGCAGATATTGATATGTATACAAAGAGTGGCGAGGGCATCGATATTCCTAAAGAATATAAACATATGACCCCGGATGAGAAAAAGCTTATGAAGGCCGCCAAATCGAAAAAAGCGACACAGTATGGCATATCAGCATCAGATGAAGAGATGTCGAAAACCAAAAAAGAGGCTGAACAAGAAGGAATGAAAAAGAGTGAGTTTGATAAACTTCCCCCCGGAAGCTTTTAGATTTTTATGGCTAGCAAATACTTATAGATGATGGGAAATTAAATGTCAGAATTTTTTAATAGAAAAGAAGAGGTAATAGATTTTAAGTTAACTCGTTTCGGCAGATCTTTGTTGGCTGAAGGAAAACTTAGCCCGGTTTATTATGCGTTTTTTGATGACGATGTAGTCTATGATTCAGAATATGCTGGTCTCCAAGAAGATCAAAACGACATTACTAACAGGATCAAAGAGGTCCCTCGCCACAAGCCACAAGGCGCATATACGGGTGTTGAGGAAAATGTTAAATCTTATTTAGAAGAAAAACGCCGAAGCTTGATGGATTCGAATTACATTCCGCAACCAGATAACGAAAAGAATTATACACTACCAAACCCTCTAGGTACTTCCGAATTATCAAGTGAATATATTCCAGCATGGCATCTTAGGTTTTTGACCGGTGAAATAGTTGAAGGCTCTGTAGAATTTTTGACCGGCTCCACACAAACTTTAAAGATACCTCAACTGCACGTAGAATCAACGACAAATATTGTTTATGATAAGAACTGGGATGACGAGGATGAAGGTGACGACGACGATGGGGACTCTGGAAAGATGCCTGCAGATGATAGCTTCACGACCTACGAAGATGGTGCAGCCGGCGGCATGACTGGCGTTGATATTGAACATGAGAATATTTTAATTTATGTTAAAGAAGAACATGCTGAATTTACAAATGAAAATTTTGAAATAGAAATATATGAAGTCGAGCAAGAAGAAACAACCCAAGGCACGGAAACTGTGGTGGTTGAGCATTTAAAACTATTACCATTTGTTAAACGAGAGATGAATCAAATAACCGGCCAAGAAGAAATAGGCGATATTGATTCGAATTTTGCTGAATACTATTTTAATATTTTGGTTGATGATGAAATAGAGCCATGTGATATATATAATTCATGGAAGCATATTCCCACATCAGAGCACGAATTTATTGATCCTGTTAATACTGATATAGTTAGAGTCTGTGAAGAACTCACTGTTGAAGAAATTGTTGAAGAATATGAGGACTGTGAAGAATGACGATGCTACAAGATTCACTAATGCCATGCATAGAAATTAATACAGTGGGACTAGAAAGCGTTGCAAATTGGGACGCGGCAAACACAGCTCGAAAAGACCCTCACATCCAACGAGAAAAGGCCATTAGTTATGAACAAGAGGAGGCACTAAAGAGGGCATGGGCTTCAATGTCACCAGAGACATGGGGGCTCTCCGGTCTAGGCGGCCAAGGATCAAGCTGGACTAACCAAGGCACACTAAAAGTTCACTTAAAATTGTCCGTTAAAGAAGAAGAGGATAATTTGTGGCTTTTTGATACTTCTTACGGCCCGGGCTCACAACTTGATATATTAAATTATATACACGTTAAAATTATAAGAAGCACGCTTCCAAAAAATAATTCCGTTATGAAAGCGCTCCTTCCCGGCCCCGCCATGACTACGCCTTTATACTGGGTTTTTGGCAAATACGTCCCCGGCCACAGCCCCTCGTCTCACGAACAAAGTCTACAACAACACTACGAGAAACAGCTGGGTCAGAATATCATAGAACATGATTTAACCCTTTCAGATCTCCTAGGGAAAGGTTATATAACAAAAAGCGTGACACACAGTTATGATAAAAGTGGAAATCGTGTAAAAAATTATTTTTTCGATTATATCGATAATGTCGATAGTAATCCAAAAGATTTAACTTATTTTATTGTATCATATATAAAACTCCCAGAAGACGCACTAGGCGCCCCCCTTAATGATGCGGGCCATGTTTACGCAGAATATGCAAATTGCACACATCAAACCATTATAGAAAATTATAAAACGGCTTCTAAGACTATAGTTTTTCGCGATTCCGATGGCAATCAACATCATGGAATGGTGCACCAAATGGCAGATGGACGATGGATGACTGGTACCAATTCGGGGCATTCAAAACAAGATGTTGAGCTTGGGAGGGTTAAGTATCTCACAAGGAGTGTTGAAAATAATATTAATATTCAAGATTTCCGACTGACGAAAGCAGTGAACAACATAGCAAAGGATTTTGCCAGCACTTTTATAAAAAATGAATTTGTAAATAAAAGCAAAAACTTGCAGTTTTATGCAGACATTAAAGATATATCTTTTAAAAACAGTTTAACTACGGAGCTTTTTATGTCAAGGGGCCGCTTTGGCCAATGCAGTGGGTTGTTTGGTATACATTTTCAGCGAGTGTTGGAGGAAAATTCTGCCTTCCCCGGCCTTTATAAAAACCCAACAATTGCGTCGGAACTGCTTAGTCTTGCTAGTATTAAAAAACTTTCTATCAAAAGAAGAAGGGTAAAAGAAATCAATTCAATTAATAAGCTTGGGGGAAATATAACTGGCCATGTTTCATATAATAATGAAAATCCACTTCTTATAGTTCAAGTAGAAGATGAAGATTTGAAGTTTGGACACTATGTAAAAGACCAGTTTGGAAGTGTAAAGGCGACAAAAGTAGGCGATGTCACCGGCGGAGGCTGGACCGGCTTAATGGAGCGCGTTGAACTAACGGGTCTAGGTACGGTAACTTATGTCACAAAAGAGGAAACCAAATTTGTCACCGATGATCAGGCCGAAATCGATCCCGAGACCGGCGAAGTGAAGGCCACAGAAGGAAACGAGATAACAACAACCGTAACCGAGAAAACTTTGGAACCAGAAGAGTCATTGAGATTTTACAGTTTTAGTGACTGGGATCTGGGAAAGACAAAAGACATGAAGGCCGGCCAAGGTCAATTTCCGAAACACACTGGCCAATACCAGTACAAGGTCGAGGTAGAGTTGATCGATAATACGGTGGTCTATATACAATCAAAGATAAAAAAGCTAGAGTCAGCTGTCACGAGCCTCGAGGCGTATCTTCACGAGGCCTCAAGGCAATCCTTTCAGCAGCACGTGCTTGATCCTTCGGGAAAACTTCAGGCCTCTAGTGTGATGGGCAACTACGATAGCACCACGGGAAAATTTTCTAATGCGTTTATTAGTAGGTGGGAAGAGCCAGAGAATCGCCAAATAAGAAACAATGCTTTAAAAGATTATGTAGAAATCTTTGATGCGCTGTCTACAAAATCAATGAACTTTTTTAAAGCGTATATACCGTACTTTCAAATATTGATACACCCAAGAACAGGAAGCCCGGAAGGAATTAAAATAGTTATTGATCTGATAAGTGACTTAATAAGAAAAGTAGAAACAACCATGGGCAAATCAATAACCAGATTAACAACATATAGCAGGGATGAAAAGACCAACTCTTCTAAACAAAATAAGGCAGCTAAAAGAAATATCAAATTCGAGAAGTGGTTCTCGTCCGTTTTTGACGCCAGTGTCCCTAGGGGAGTGGGGTATGAGTACTTGAACGCTCACGGCCCAATAGAAAAAGCATCTTGGGGCAGGGGCCTGCGAAAAATGCCTCGCTATACTACAAAGGGATACATCAACCGGACAATGAAGGAGTTTGAAAAATATTTTCAAATAAATAAAAGTGGCCAATTAGAACAAGATTCTACTATTAGTGCTGCTAAAATAAAGCAACTTAAATTACAGTCTATATTTGAGGAAGATTTTTTAAGGAAAAATTTGTTTTCTTACTTGTCTCCATCTAGTGTTAGTGTTAGATCTTTTACAGAGAGCGAGATACACAACGGCACGCCCGGAGGAAAAGAAGATGATGGGTATGTCTCCTTTTTAGAAAAAGGCGACCAATTATTTCTGGATCCAAAGCAGCGAGAAATAATTGCAAAAATTGTAAGATTTAATTCTCTTCGCCGCTCTCCGCAAGTACCATTGTTAAAAATAAAAATTAACCCTCATTCCTCTATGAACACTCAAGAACAAGTATTAAGTTCCCAACTAACTCCCTTATTTGCAGAAATGTCAAATATTACGGCGCGCCCGTTGCGAGTTACAACTAAAAATATGGAAAATATGAAATCTATTTTTGTCGACGCAGAGACGGTGATGGGAAGTGGCTCGTTATTCATTTCCGGAAGTTTTCGGAAAGAGCGGTTTGCAAACGAAGGAAAGGACCGATTAGAGGAAGAAGCCATGGCTTCCACCATTCCTTTATATCGACACCTGCTGAAAAATCAGATATTTGGTTACGAACATGAGAACCTAGCTGGAATCAAGAAAAAGGAAAAAATTCCACGGTCGCCGCACAACATGACTGTGCATAATTTTGACATCAATTCCACTAATCATTTTCTTCATCATATGAGCGAAAAAGATATAGCTAGCTTGCCCTTGCAACTTAAATCGTTTTTGGTGAATTCTGTGTCGCCCACCGCGGTAGTTCATGATTGGTTTAAGGCTAAATTATTCGAGGCATCCCCAGAGGGCTCTCTTGGTACGGCTGCGCTCGGGAACCAACCACATGTCGAATCATTAACAGATCCGATGGCCGGCTATGATCTGGCCGGCGCCTTTTATATCAACTATATGAAACTAATGGAGGTGCAGGTGCTTCAAGGATTTGATAAATCAAGTACTGGCGAACTTTTATTAAATAGGCCAAACTGGCGCACCCTTAAAGAAAGTGAGGATTGGAGTGACAAAGAAGGAGCTAAAACTCTTATTTGTCGCCTGAAACCATATTATCACAGTGAATTAAGAATACGCCCATCTAAAAAGATGGAGCTACCCACGATTGATGAATATTTTATAATTGAACCGTCGACATCAGAATCTGCGCAAGCCGCCGTTAAAAAAGAATTGGAGTCAAAGTCTGATGCCATAATACAAGCATTTGAGATTGATTTAAAGGCTCAATTGGGCTATTTAAAGGCAGTAGAGGCAGCTGCTGCTAAAAATCAGCAAACAGGAACGGAACAAACATTCGAAGAGGCCGGCGGCAAATCCGATAAGGGCACGATGGGCACTGGAGGGTATGAATAATGGCAAAAGGCGTTAGCAATAAATCTTTAGTAAAAAATAGTGTCGGTGATAGACTATCAGAAGAACCCAGTTCCGGCAAAACAGCCTTTTACGGACCCATGATTAAGACCGATATTCTAGAATTCGAAAAAGCGTACGCAGGAACAAAATATGCTAGGGTGCTTGATAACCCAAAGAATCCGTTTTTTTCTGTACACGTACGAGATCGAGCCTATGATTATAAATCCTATATTGCGGTACCGCATGCCGGCTGGGGATCCGCGGCAGCCGATTTGTTGACTCCCGATCCAGATAAGGATAAAGTACCAGCTAACTGGGCGGACTCGAACAAAGCAGTGTTATTTTTTCAGTCCAAAGAGCCTGCTGAATATATCAAAGACGAATATAAAAGTCAGGCCCAACCCGGCGGAGGGTTTATTGTTGGGACCTCCGATCCAGATGCTGTATTCAAAAACTCGTTTGGCGTCGAAAAAGCTTTTGATAAAATAAAGTGGGGAAACGCCTTTAAAAATAAAAACGGCGATCCTATAATACCAGTATTTCCACAAACCCTTGTTGATTTAAAATTTGACTATGATTCTCCATTTTCTTATAAACAGATCGGCTCCAATGTAAAACACGAGTATGTAAAATTAAATGTTGTGTATCAACATTATCATAATGAATATGAAAATGGGTCTTTAATGTTAAAGAAGTACTCCAATTCGGAGCGCAACATGCCCAACATATATATGATGCTGCACGATAGAGAAAATTTAGACTACGTTAGAGCCACATACGGGACTTCGCTCACCCCATCGGGGCAGTACGCCCTTAGACAATCAGAAAATTTTCCAAGTGCATTGAATTTATTTGGTTACAAACTTCGAACCTCTTATGTAAATTACGCCCATATGCATCTTTATGTTGAACCAAAGCCTAACTATACTAGCAGTCCGACTGACACTTTTCCGCTGCAAACAAAAGAAAACATTATTTTTACTGATAGCGTGAGTCTTCTTAAGGGCCCTCCGGATGAAAAGAAACATTTCCCTTTCTATGTCGATATCGAATTCTCCACCGAACAGGAGTCAGATTTTATGGAAACGGTGAAACAAACAGGCACTACAAAATATTTAGCCAATTTTTTAATAAATGGGTATCGAACATGGACTTACGGTACCGGCGGTGGCGTTGTTTGGGTCGGTCAAGAACTCATAGAAAACCAAACAGAAGTGCACTTTAATAAACATGACAATGTGTCTGTTACCGCACTCACCATGGGGCTTGACAGCGACACCGAAGAAACAATACAAACAGATACAGTAACTGCAGCCCCGTATAAAGTTTGGGACTTGCGCGACTGGCTCGGCTCACAATACCTCCCGGGACTTCTTGCCGAAGATCATGGAAAAACAGCTTTTTATGAAAATGCAAACTTTATTGACGGGAAGGCGACGTTTTTAAAACCATCCGAGACCTATCCCAAGGCCGTTCCAAAAAAAGATGCAAATGAAATTAGTAAGTTTTCTATGATCTTTGGCGCTATGATACTCCGTTCAAAATTGCAATCTCTATATACAAAACACAAGAGGGCCGCGGAAGATTTTCTCACCGAACAGCCCGCACATTCAGAAATATTGTTTTATAAAATAGTAAAAAAAGATGAATTTGGAAATATATTACAAAACATATGGGTGCCCAATTTTAAGGAATTAAATATAGTAAATTATTGTGATACTCAAGTGGTATATGATAAGACTTATTCTTATGAAATAAAAACGTATAATCTTGTTCTGGGTACTGAATATTATTATGCTAATTTAGGCGGCCCGGGAACGCCATGGCAACCAACGGAATACGAAGCCAAGGAAGTTGTCACCAGCCCTGCATGCTCCTCAACCTCAATTCATGGCAAAGCCGGCGACTCGAAAACTGTCGCTACTGCTGGTGTTGCATATGCCACTATGTATTATAAATTATATCCGGCCATTGTTGAGGCGCCATTTCAAGACTCCAGTTTAGATGATGTGACAATAATCGACAACCCGCCATTGCCGCCAGAAGTAACGATTATTCCTTACAGGGCAGTAAAAAACAAGTTTGTAATCGCCCTTAATGATACGGTGGGAGAAATAAAAGCCAAACCAATAATGATTGAAGATAGCGACGAAGCAATATTTGATAAAGTTTTTAAAAGTCAGGGCTGGGGCGAAAATGCAGGGATGTATGGTTCATCACCAGAAAAAATGCTTTTTAGGTCAGATGATTTTTCACAAAAATTTCAAGTATTTAAAATTGATAAAAAGCCTACAAGCTATAAAGATTTCAAAGGAACTGCGAGATTAGTTGAAAAAGATAGTTTTATAGAAAAAATTAAAAAATCCAATAAAAAATATTATTATACATTTAGAACAATTGATAGGCACGGATATATATCAAACCCATCTCCCGTCTATAGAGTTGAGTTAGTCGATAACAGTCCCGAAGAAGCGCCGGCCACTGTCCGTTCCGGAAAACCCGGCCGCGCGGCCTATATAGAGGTTACACAAGTTGATTTTGAGCCAGAGATAGTCAAACTTGAGACTGGTGGAAGAAAAGTGAGAAAATATATACAAATTAAGCCGGCCATTGCACAACAGTTGGTAGAGCAGGTTATCGATGCGGAAGATGGCGAAAAATCAGAAGTCATATTAGGTCATTTAGAAAAGAAGATGTGGAATAAACAGTATAAAATGATTATAAGATCTAAAAAAACCGGCAAACAAATTAATGTATATTTTGAGTTTAAACAAGACCTAGAGGTTTTGATATAATAAAAACAATAAAAAAGAAAAATTTGATACTAATTATAAGGAAAAGGAGCTAAACAATGGCATTTTTAGACAACTCTGGTGATATTATTTTAGACGCCGTTTTAACAGATTCAGGAAGACAGAGGCTATCTCGGGGCGACGGCTCTTTTAAAATTGTAAAATTTGCGCTAGCCGATGATGAAATTAATTACGGAAGCTATAATAAGGGACACGCTTCCGGTAGCGCTTATTATGATTTAGAAATTTTACAAACACCGATTATAGAGGCACTAACAAACAACACTAGTGTCATGAAATCAAAGTTGATTTCAATCCCTAGAACCAATTTATTATATTTGCCAATCATGAAGATAAATGCGAATCACCAAAGCGCACAACACAGCTCTGGCCCATATGTAATTGCCGTCGACGACGACACAGAGAACAGTTTAAGCGATGCCAACTCTAGCAACGGAATCATATTTGGTGCGAACCCTGCTGCGTTTGATGCCGGCATCACGATTGATCAAGGCCTGCACACAGGAGACATCTCGGCAAAGTTTGACCTAGATGCAGATTTGGTAGAAAGGCAATACATTATTGAAATGGACAATCGGCTAGGCCAATTAACAAACCTTGCCGGCGCGCCACAGGCAGTTTCATATATCGATGACGACCAAATAGCCAGCTACTTTGTTTCTCTCGGGGTTAATACCGATTTGGTCTTGGATACGTGGCCCGAAAAGAAAAAAATAATTGGTGGCACCGGAGATCAAAAGGCCAAAAATGAAGTCATCACTGGGCCACGTGGCACAAGACTTCAGTTTAAAATTAAGGCGTCCATCGAATTGAACACTAGCACGTTTTTATTCGAACAAATAGGACTCACCGACACGGTAACGGTAAGTCCTAGCAGTGACGCAATGAATGCTATTGATTCAACGATAAGAATTACTGGCGCCACAACAGGATATAGAATAGATCTACCAGTTAGATTCATAAAGAAGGTATAAAACATGGCAACATCATTTAAAGCATTTTTAGACAATGACAGAACAACAACAAGAACATTGCTTCACGAAGCCATCCCAATAACGGGCACAATCGTTTCCGGAACATATAATAATGAAAATGTAAAAAATTATGCACACGGCATGTTTCAAAGTGTATATGATTACCCTTATTTAAGTTCTTCGGCAAATCATATTTTTGATCTCGCTGTCGGATATTCTACTGGTTCGAAGTTGTCTAGTTCTGCCAATACGGACAATGCCAAAAAAATTAACATATATAATCAGATGGCCCAATTGTTGATGGGTCATGATGAAGATGGAAACATTAGGCTCTTTGATGAGGACGGTGATCTTACTGGCGGCACCGTAATGAATGAGGTAGTGTTTATAAACTTTTCCAGACTGCTACACAAAGACGAAATTAAGAAGGGCTCTTTTGTATTAACTTTGTTATCGCACTCACAAACAACAGCCGGCGGCGCCGCATGTCCCGAAATTAGTGGTAGCAACTGGGAACAAAAGACCATCCTTGAAGATTATAATGCGACAAATGATTATAGAACAAATTCCCCCGCTGGCGAATATGGCATTCTATATGCAGATGTTGATGCACGACAAAGAACAGCGGCAACTAAAACTGTTGATCGACGTGGTTTGATATTTTATCAGGCTGGCGTGGCAGTGGTTACTGCTTCTGCTTTCCACTCCGGAAGCACATGGATTGGATTGAACGGCGCTCACGCAACTCAAATGCTGTCGACTTCGCCTTTCGGGGCCCCGGGCGCAACATACGACACGGGTTCAATTGCAGCAGTCCTGTCCGCCTCGGCCATTTCTTCCTCGTGCGATGGAGTTAGAAATATGTTGCACAGTGTGCAGTTTAATAATACAACAGAGCTAAATTCATCGATTTATTTCTGTCGAGTGAACCACAACGATTACAACTATAGCTCAAATCCAACTTATCTTTCCAGCAGCAAGATGCAGGTTAAAAACAAAAGCTCTGATAGTCCGGTAAGTTATGTTACGACAATAGGATTGTATTCAGCAGATAATGATTTACTAGCGGTGGCAAAATTATCCGAGCCGCTGAAGAAGGATCCAACAACCGAATTTACTCTAAGAGTTAGATTAGATTATTAACTTCAAATACTATTTATGGTATAATGCCTTATTACAAGTTTTTAAATAACGATATATATTCTAGTAGAATAAAGATGTATCCAAAGTGCGAATTCTTTATTTACAGTGGCTCGACATACTATAATAATGCACAAAATATAAGCGGCACACATGTTGATAATATATTGCACACCGAAGACGGGCATGTAAGTTTGTATGAATTAAACATCAATAGAGAGACAGATAATTTAATATACCCGTTTGTAACAAAGGACGGCGCCCTAGAGGCGTTTAAAACGGTTTCAACAACGGCTTTTAACACTAGCAACTATGGCGATGTGATGTCTGCTAGTTTTCCTTTGTCTGCTAGTGTGTCTAAATTATACTTTTCCACCGCTTTAAACACTACGCGCACAGAGTTGAGCGCCTTAAAAAATACTTTAAATTACTATACCCCACTAAACAGTCATTACATATACTCTTCGTCTATTACCGGCGACAAGGATCAACAAGATGTTGGCTTGGTGAGTATACCATCTATATTTTACGGAACAAATATTAAGAAGGGCTCTGTTAGTCTAAAATATTATATAACAGGAACACTAGTCGGTGAATTAAGAGATAAAAATCGAGATGGCACACTTATAGAGGTCTCTGGTACTAGTACCGGCTCGGTTGCCGGAGTTGTATTATATAATGAAGGGTTCATTCTTTTGACAGGAAGCTGGAGGCTGTCACGGGAGTCAGCAACAACCGACGCGTGGGGCGGATCAAATCAAGATTGGTATTATTTAAATCCATCTGCACCAGCAACGCCCGTATATGATGAGCCAAAGTGGATATATTTTGGACAATCTATGTCGGGCAACATAGCAGCACCCAGCGCCAGCTTCCACATGGCCTTCAGCGGCACTTCTTATGCTCATACGTTAACAATGCTGGCTCACGCCCCAAGCGCGAAGCTAAACCACTCTAACAACCCCACATATGTTAAATATGGACACATGACAGGTGCAATAACCAGTTCTGCTTTGTTTGTGGAGGAAAAAAAGGCTGCAATTAAAAACACAATTAGCAGTTCTTTTTATAACTATTCGGCTAGTTTTGAAAAGCAAGTTTTTATAAGCAAGATTGGCGTGTATGATAAAAATAGAAACTTGATTGGAATCGCAAAGGTAGCCACACCAGTAAGAAAAAGAGAAAAAGACGAATATACTTTTAAAATAAAATTGGATATATAAAATGATTTTAGGACTTGATGTTTCAACATCGATCACCGGTGCGTCCGTGATCAACGATGAGGGAAAACTTATTTTTTGTGAGGCTTGGAGAACCGATAGACCAAATTCTTCATTTTATGATAAATTATATATCATAAAAAAAAGACTGCGCTCAATCAAAGAACTCTTTAAAATAAAGGCTGTTTTTATTGAGGAGCCCTTGATGGGATTTAAGTCGGGGTTTAGCTCGGCCCAAACCATATCGAAGCTGCAAAGGTTTAATGGAGCCGTGTCGTGGATATGTAAAGAGACTTTTAATGCTGGCCCTAGTCAGCTTCGTGCGTCCACTGCAAGAAAGGCATGCGGGATTCACATTAAGCGTGGTGAAAAATCGAAAGAGATTGTTTTAAAATATTTGCTTGACAACGAGGAAGACTTTAGTATATCATATACAAAATACGGAAACCCTGTAAAGGGCTCATATGATATGGCAGATAGTGTTGTAATTGCCAAAGCAGGTTTAAAACTTTGGAAAAAGAAAAGTTAGCAATAATCAAAGGTGTTCTAGGGAGCTATTATTTTTCAGGCGGAGAACACCTTTTCTTTTGTCCATACTGCAATCACCACAAAAGAAAATTAAGTATAAATTTAGACATCAATGCATATAAGTGTTGGGTCTGTGATTCGCACGGCAATGTTAGAAAAATAGTCAATAGATACGGTACGTATTCGCAGAAGGCAGAGTGGAGAAAGCTTTCTAATACGGTTGATATATCAGAGTTTGACAATATTTTTTCAAGCCAAAAAGAAACAGAACAACCACAGTGGCTAGAATTGCCGGAAGGTTTTATTTTTTTGGGCAACAAGAAATTGCCCCCCTCTGCAAACACCGCACTCTCGTATCTCAAGGAACGCAACATTTTTAAAGAAGATATCTTAAAATGGAAAATAGGATATTGTCACGAGGGGGAATATAAAAATAGAATTATTTTTCCATCATTTAATATTGATGGTCGCTGTAATTATTATATTGCTCGCAATTATGCCAATGAATGGCCAAAATACAAAAACCCCCCTGCATCAAAAGATATAGTCTTTAACGAGTTATACATTGACTGGAAACAGGATATAATTATCGTGGAGGGCATATTTGATGCGGTTGTTGCAGGCAACGCTCTTCCCCTTCTAGGCTCCACCATAAGAGATAATTCCAATTTATTTTCGAAAATAATTAATAATTGTTCTAAAATATACATTGCGCTCGATGAAGATGCGGAGAAAAAGGCACTTAGAATAATAAAAACAATGCTTCAATATGGAATTGAAATATATAAAATTGACACTTCGGGCCAAGAAGATGTGGGCTCTATGGCGAGGGGAGAATTTGAAAGGAGAAAACAAGAGGCGGTCTTATTTAATGCCGGCTCTCTCATGATGCATGAAATAATGCAAATTTAGCTTGACATGTGTTATAATGTATACTAGAATACTATAGCGTGAATTATATTGTTAAAAAAAGAAGTCACCCGTTTAGAGTTGGTGACCTTATTACGTGTTGGGACGAAGAGATGAATAGAAGCATAATTGGATATGTTCTAGAGGTTCGAACCAACAAGCGCCTAGGCGATGACGATATTCACATACGGTGGAATGATATTTTTGTTGCATTTGAAGTATGTGGCTCAACAGACGCAACCCGAAGAATGAGAGCAGGTCTTTGGAGAATACATAGGATGAATACCAAGCTATGAAATTTGCACACATTGCAGACACCCATATTAAAAATTTAAAATATCACTACGAATATAAAAAAGTTTTCGAAAAACTATATGAAAGTTTGAGAGAAGAAAAGGTTGATTATATCATACATTGCGGAGATATAGCCCACACAAAAACACAAATCTCACCAGAGTTTGTTGAAATGTGTTCTGACTTTTTTAACAATTTGGCCTCAATAGCACCTACATATATCATATTGGGGAATCATGATGGAAATTTACGAAACTCAAATCGCCAAGATGCTCTCACTCCGATTGCTAACGCACTCGATCACCCGGAACTCCATCTTCTAAAATATTCGGGAGAAACCAAATTAAATGAAAACTTTACTATTAACGTTCTTTCTGTGTTTGATCGCGACAATTGGTGCCATCCTAGCGATCCCGATAGTATCAATATCGCTTTGTATCATGGGGCTATATCGAACTCTAGAACAGATCTTGGGTGGATTATGGAGCACGGCGAAGACGATTTATCAATTTTTGAAGGGTATGATTTTGCTTTTCTTGGCGATATTCACAAGACAAACCAAATATTAGATCATGATGGTCGCTGTCGATACCCCGGCTCCACTGTTCAACAAAACCATGGAGAAACAGATGATAAAGGGTTTTTGTTATGGGAAATTGATAATAAAGATTCTTTTACATGTCGTCACATCGTGCTTAAGAACCCCAAGCCTTTTGTCACCATAGAATTAACCCCAAAGGGGCGCATACCAAGCAGGACAAAGATTCAAGATGGCGCTCGTCTTAGATTGGTATCGAATAACAATTTGCCATTAGAAAAAATGAGGAAAGCAATTGATGTTGCAAAAGTTAGGTTTAAACCTGAATCGATAACGTTTCTTAATAGAGCGGCTGGCCAACGCGGTAATGTTGATGAACTAACGGGCGAGCTTATTAATGAGAATTTAAGAAGCATCGCAGTACAGGAAGAATTGATATCTGAATATTTAAAAGACTACCAAGTCGAAGACCAAACGCTAGAAAGTATATATAAATTAAATAGAAAATACAACACGATCATAGAATCAGATGAAGAGGTCTCTAGAAATATTAATTGGAAGTTGAACACACTAGAGTGGGACAACCTATTTAATTATGACGAGGGAAACAAAATTGATTTCAATAAACTTTCTGGAATTGTGGGAATATTTGGGAAAAATTACTCTGGTAAGTCTAGTATCATTGACAGTGTATTGTATACTTTATTTAATAGTACTTCCAAGAGTGAAAGAAAAAATCTCAACATTATTAACCAAAATAAAGAGTTTGGTCAAGGGAAATTAAAATTATCAATTGGCGACACAGAATATTCTATCAGCAGGCATTCAGAAAAATATCTGAAGAAACTTAAAGGCGAAGAAACACTAGAGGCAAAGACTGATGTAGATTTTAGTTTGTACGATCCTGTTATGAGGGAGACGCAAAGTTTAAACAGTCTATCTAGAAACGAAACAGACAAGCACATAAGAAAATATTTTGGTACATTAGATGATTTTTTATTGACTTCTATGGCCTCACAGCTTGGCTCTTTGGATTTTATAAGCGAGGGCTCCACGCGTCGGAAAGAAATTTTAGCAAAGTTTCTTGATTTAGAAATATTTGATAAAAAGTATAAACTAGCTAAAGATGATATTGCAGATGTAAAGGGCGCCATAAAAAGACTTGAAGGGTGCGAGTTTGATGAAGAAATACTGCTGGCCGCCGCAGAACTTCGAGCCAATGAAGAATTAACCAAAAAACACTCAAACAAGTGTCACGCTATTAAGGTGAAAATTCATGATTCAAAAGAGAGGATTAACAGTTGTGAGCGCGAAGTCGACGCGATACCTGCAGAAATTATCAACATTGACGAACTAGAATCTAGCCTTGCAAACAGCAATAATACTAGTGCCGGCCTGATCGCTGACAATATTAAACTCAGAGAAAAGCACCACAACAAAAAACAAGTGCTAGAAAAGATTAATGCATTTTTGAGTGAATTCGACAATGAAGAACTGCAGGGCAAAAAGGAATTGCTTCTGGAGAAGGAAAAGCAGCTTGATAATATTATAAACGATATTGCTAACCAAGAAATTAAATTTAAAAATCAAAGCAAAAAGGCAGAACTTCTTAAAGAGGTGCCTTGTGGGTCAGAGTATTCTCATTGTAAATTCATTAAAGATGCATACGTTGCCATCGACAAGCTTAAGGTGACCGAGCACACATGTACAAAGCTTGGTGCCGGCCGCATCAAGGTCGAAAAAGAAATAGCAGAATTGGAACCAGAAAAACTTGATCGATACATGGAAAAACATGAAAAGCTTTTGCGCAAACAAGAAAAACTAGAAACCGAAATCAACACAGATAAACTGCAGCTAGAAAAGCAGGAAATACAAAATAATGCTTTAGAGTTAGAAATTCAAGCGTTAACAGAAAAAATAGAAGACTATTATCAAAATAAAGAAATTATTGAAAACAAGGGGGCAATTTTAAAGGAAATAGATGAACTTTGTGCCGAAGTCGACGTACAAGCTCTCTTATTGCAAGAGTGTGAAGAAGAAATGCTGGAACTATATAAGCAGCACGGCTCACTAGAACAGAAAAAAATAAACTTGCAGGAGCAGAAGCAAGAATTGTCAGAACTTCAAGAGATTTATTCAGCATATGATCTTTTTATGCGCTGCATGCATACTAGTGGTATTTCCTATGATATAATTAAAAAGAAACTACCGGTAATTAATAATGAAATCGCCAAAATATTAGCGAATATTGTTAATTTTGAAGTGTTTTTTGAAGATGATGGAAAAAAACTCAAGATGTTTATCAAGCACCCGTCCCACGATGCTAGGCCCTTGTCATTGGGTTCCGGCGCAGAAAAAACAATCGCTGCCATGGCCATAAGGCTAGCACTGTTGTCTGTCTCAAATCTACCAAAAGGAAACATATTTATTTTAGATGAGCCCGGCACCGCTCTAGACGAGAATAATATGGAAGGCTTTGTTAGGATGTTGGATCTAATTAAAACACACTTTAAGATTGTTCTTTTGATATCGCACCTAGATAGTTTAAAAGATTGCGTTGATATGCAAATATCAATTGATAAACAGGGTGCATATGCACACGTGGAGATATAGCATGCCAATTTATGAATTTGTCTGTGAGTTTTGTGAATACAACTTTGACAAACTCCAGAAACATACTGATGAAAACCCCGCTTGCCCTAGGTGCGAGAGCAATACGGCAAAAATTATCTCGGCGCCCAGTTTTATACTAAAGGGCCAGTGTTGGGCAAGTGATGGCTATACAAAAAAGGAATCTTCATTTGGGGAAGGGGGCCTTGATTCACTCTTGGACGACAACCCTTATGACGAAGGCGGCGCGCAGTATGACGACTCCGATGAAGATGAATAAAATAAAGAAACAAACTAATTAATAGTATTCAAGGAGGAAATATTATGGATAAATTAAAGACAGTGGTTGAGTGGATTAAGCAGTTAACAGAAGGTTCAATTGCCCTGTTGGCACTAGCTGTTGTACTACAGCTTCTATTCGGCCCAAACGTTGAATTTTTTCCAGTAGATGTTGTGGGAAATGTGGTTAATGTAACAAAAAGCTTGGGCGGCCAAGGCCTTGTAGGATTGGTGGCAGTTGGGCTGTTGTTTACTTTGTTTAGTAGGAAGGACTAATACGTATGAAGGAAATATTAGATAGCGCCTTGAACAAACTTATGTCAAGGAAGCTAATGGTTTGGATGACGGCCACCGGTTTTATGTTATTCGAGACGGTACCTTTAGCATCGGCAGACTGGGTAGCAATTAGTTTGGCTTATATAGGGCTAGAGGGCTTGGCGGACATTGCCACCAGATGGAGGCATGGTGCATAATTATGGATGTACCTCTTTCAAAAAACTTTAAAAAATCAGAATTTAAATGTCGCGATGGTTCCCGAGTACCCGACGAGTTGATGGACAATGTTCGTGAACTAGTAGAAAACCTTCAAATTATTCGCGATCACATAGGTAAACCAGTTCATGTGATTTCTGGATATAGAAGTCCGAAATACAATAGAAAGATCGGAGGCGCAAGAAAATCTCAACATATGAAGGCAAAAGCTGCCGACATTATTGTTAAGGGTTTGAGCGCCAACGAACTTCATAAAATTGTTTCCAACCTCATCAAAGAAGGTAAAATCAAGAAGGGAGGCCTCGGACTTTATAAAAACTTTGTACATTATGATGTACGCGGTTGGAACGCGCGTTGGAAAGGAAAGGGCGTTAAAGACTATAGAGGAGTATAACATGAGCTTGCTACACAAAAAGGGAGACAAGGGGCAGGAAGTCAAGAGAATTCAGGGTGCCGTTGGTGGTCTAAATATCGACGGAGACTTTGGCCCAAAAACCCACAATATGGTTGAGAAGTTTCAAGAAAAGGCCGGCCTGTTGGTGGATGGCGTCGTTGGCCCGAACACCCGCAAGGAATTAAAAATTGATATTTACGGAGGGGTTGATGTTAGCCATTGGAACGGAAATGTGCGTTGGGCGAAAGTTGATCCAACAAAAGTTTCATTTGTTTGGGCTAAAATATCCCAAGGTGTTAATTATTTTGACAAAAGCGCACAAAGAAACCTAGAAGAGTGCCGCGCACATGGAATTCCCATCGGCGGCTATCACTTTCCATCTCCACATATTGGCGGCGCAAATGATATTAAGTCAGAGGTGCGCGACTTTTTAAAGTACTACGGGGGTTCAATTCCAGAAGGAGACATGCTACCCGTGCTGGACTTGGAAGCTGGCATTAAAGGTGACCCAGACTTTAATCGCCAATGGGCTTTGGAATGGCTAGCAGAGCTAGAAAACGAAACAGGCCTTCGCGCAGTAATATATACCGCCAAATGGTATATGTATAGTTATTTAAAAAATGATCCGGGCGATCTAGTCGATTATCCTCTTTGGGTAGCTGACTACACAAAGCCATATAAGGAAGGGGGCAGGAATGCGCCCGATGGCAATTGCGGCTGGGGTGAATGGTCGGTTTGGCAATGGACAAGCAAAGGCCAATTGGCCGGGCTGGATGAGACTGGTATTAGACGTTGTGATCGAAATTGGCTAGTTGGCGGCCCCGATGCACTTAAAAAACTTAAAGTTTGTGACAATCATTAAAGGAGAAAAAATGAAGAAAAAATTATTGCTTATGTTCCTACTGTTGCCTTTTGCAGCAGCCTGTGCCACTACATCACCGGCACCAAAATACCCACAGTTGACAGCCGAGAGTCTTAAGAAACAATGCGACCCCGACGAACGGTACGATGTGCCGGTGCTGGGTATACGTACATTGTTTGTGCGCGCCAATAATTGTCTGGGGGTTAAGTCTCTTATGGTGGTGCTTATGGCCAACAGTGATGCAACCGAGGCCATTCGCGACCTCTCGGCTAGTTTGATTGTAAAGCATTATTTGCTCTGGCTCGAAAGCAGCGAACATGCCGTAGAGGGAAAAGAGTGGTTGGCAAAGCAGGTCAAAAAAGAAAATAATGAAAAAGATTCTCAATTGGTATATTATTTTATTTTGGAAAGCAAAACCACAAAACAATAAGCGGATGAAATTATTATGTTAACATGGCTGACAATCAAGACCGGCTTTAAAAAGACATGGACATGGCTTAAACACAACTGGAAGGCACCGGCCGTTATAATTTATACAATTGTTTTGTGGTTTTTATTTAGACAAAAGGATAAAGCACATGATGTTTTGAAGGTGCGCTCCGAAAGCTATAAAAAACAAATTGATGCAATAAACGAAATTCACGAAGAAGAAATTAAAAAAAAGGATAAAATTTTAGAAAAATATAGTAATATTTTAAAACAACTAGAAGAAAAATATGAAGAAGACAGTTTAGAATTGGACAAGCAAAAGAAAAAAGAAATCAAAGTACTGGTCGAAGAGTATAATGAGAAACCAGATGAGCTAGCAAGATTGCTGGCCGATAAATATGGGTTAGAATATGTGGAATAAAATAACAGCTTTAATATTGGTGTTTTGCATAACTTTTACACCGGTGATCGCTTTAGCGGACGAGCCAATGATTCCGCCGGAAGGCAGAATAACGGGCTTAAGGTATAAGCAGCCAGCCCCATACTCTGGTGTGCTATTAAATACTGTTGCTGCAGCCAAATTATTGGCGAACAAGGATTATTCAGATAAACAATGGCAGCTTAAATTAGATTATGAAATGGCAAAATTAAGAGCCGAACTAGGTTTGGTTATAGAAACTCAAAAGGTTTCTTATCAAGCTTTACAATCAAAACATAAAGCGTTGATCAATATCAAAAACAATGAAATTGAGCGTCTTGCCGCAATTGCTGGGAATACAAATGATTATTCAACGTGGTGGGCTACCGGCGGCGTTGTTGTAGGGATTGCATTGACACTGATAACGGTTTATGGTGTTAATCAGGCGACCAAGCAATAGGCAAAAGGAGAAATATATATGTCACAATATGGAGATGATTTAACTGTCGACGGCAACGTAGAACTTGGCTCCGGAGATGATGATATTGATGTCGATGCTGGAAACTCCAATATTGGCATAGGCATTAGCTCACCAAACACATCGGCTATATTGGAGATGTCATCAAGTAACAAAGGGGTGATGTTACCCAGAGTTCTAGCAGCTTCCAAGCCAACTGCCACTAGTGCACTTAATGGCCTAATGCTTTACGAGGAGGATACTCATCGGTTGAAGATCGTGGCTGCCGGCGAATGGCAAACAATATCATATGAGTAAATCGGGAAAAGATTTAAATTATATAGCTGCTCTTGAAAAAGCTATAGCTAAAAAGTATGGGCAAAAGACAATTATCAACCCCAAGTCTAATTGGGATGAAGAAAAAGAAAAAGAACACATTAAACAATCAGAAGAATTTTATAAAAAACAACGAAAAAATAGAGAACAGTGTGATAAAATTAATAAAGACGGTTTTTTCGTCGGCAAGCATCTAATTAATAAGAAGACCGAAAGAAAATGTCCGGTTTGTGATGTTTATTCTTTCGACATGAAAGATGATGTATATATGAATAAATTTGAGTGCTGTTATCTTTGCTTTATTCAGTATGTCGAAGATAGAGAAGAACGCTGGGAAAATGGCTGGAGACCAGACAAGGAGCAAGATTAAATGGCAAGCGTATATGATATTATAAAAGGGATCAATCAAGCTGCAGCAAATGCGTACGACGGCTCACAATACAAAAGATACTCTTATGATGGCGAAGAGAAGAAAATAGGCTTGCGCCGAGAAGAGGGTGATCCTATCATCGACTCTAGAGTTATGGATGGCTTTAGTGTTAGGATATCTGGAGATCAGCTGATATTAAGCTATCATTCGGAGTTGCCGATGAAAGAGGTTCACGAAGGGGGCTTCGAAGACGATGTTGAAAGAAAATTTAAATCTATTTCAAAATTCCTGAAGGGTGAATATAAAAAGATCACAAAAGACACGCTATCGTTGACCCCCAAAGGTGATGCCGAGGTTTTGGTGCAAAGTATGTCCAATCTTCGTTCATGGGTACAGGCCACAAAATTATATAAGATTGGAGGTCTCAAGGGCGTCGAGGCCGTGGGGCAAGGCACACCGGAAGACAGACTAACCGATTCTATTAAAGACTGGCTAGCACTTGGCAAGAGTAAATCAAAGAACTTTAAATAAGATGCATGCGTTACGAATTAACAAAAAAAGAAATCATCAAAGAAATACGTCAATGCGGTAAAGACCCGACTTATTTTGTTAACAATTATGCAAGAATTTCCCACCCCCTTAAGGGGTTAATTCCATTTAAAACATATAATTATCAATCGGACCTGCTGGATGAGTTTAATGATCATAGATTCACAGTAATACTCAAGGCGCGCCAGCTGGGTATTTCAACCATTACGGCCGCTTACATCGCTTGGATGCTGCTCTTCCACAGGGACAGAAACGTGCTGGTGATGGCCACAAAATTTGGCACAGCATCAAATCTTGTTAAAAAAGTAAAACACATGATAAAACACCTGCCACCTTGGCTGTTGCAGTTGGCTTCTGTATCTGTTGACAATAGATCTTCTTTTGAGTTGAGCAACGGTTCCCAAATTAAAGCCTCCTCCACTTCGGGTGACGCCGGCCGTTCAGAGGCTCTTTCCCTCTTGGTCATTGATGAGGCTGCCCACGTTGAAAATTTAGATGAACTGTGGACCGGCTTATACCCCACGTTGTCTACGGGTGGTCGTTGTATTGCCTTGTCAACCCCCAATGGCGTTGGAAACTGGTTTCATCAAAGTTATATTGATGCAGAGTCAGATAAGAATGATTTCTATCCAATTAAACTAATGTGGGACGTGCACCCCGAAAGAGATCAGGATTGGTTTGCAAATGAAACCAAAAACATGTCTTATAGACAAATTGCACAAGAGCTGTTGTGCAACTTTAATGCCTCCGGAGAGACAGTTATCCACAGCCAAGACATAGAAAGGATTCTGGCTGAAACCGCGGAGCCCAAATATAAAACAGGGTTTGATAGAAATTATTGGATATGGGAAGAATACAATTCAGAAAATACATATTTATTGTCTGCTGACGTTGCTCGCGGCGACGGCCAAGACTATTCGGTGTTTCATGTCTTTAAATTAGAAACAATGGAAATTGTTGCCGAGTACCAAGGTAAATTACCTCCAGACATGTTTGCCTCTGTGGTGGACACAGCAGGAAAGGAGTATGGAAACTGTATGGTGGTCATTGAAAACAATTCTATTGGGTACTCTGTATTAGAAAAATTAAAAGAAAGTGCATATTCCAACATCTACCACTCAATCAAGTCGACTCATGAATATATTGATGAATTAGCCGCAGAAAGACGCTCGGGCGCAGTGGCCGGTTTTACAATGTCAATGAAAACAAGGCCTTTAGTTGTTGCAAAATTCGAAGAATTCATCAGAAACAAACTACTTAAAATATATTCTAAAAGACTTCAAAGCGAATTGTCAACTTTTGTTTGGCACAACGGTCGACCAGAAGCGATGAGATCTTATAACGATGATTTAATTATGGCATGTGCCATTGGGTGTTGGGTTAGAGATACTGCAATAATTGAAAATCAAAGAGACGCTGAATATAATAAGGCTTTTATAGACGCAATGACAGTAACAAATTCACAACTAAATACAAACTTACCGGGTATGCTTAAACCAAAACATATAGAATTGGATGATAAAGCTAAAAAATATGTAGAGGACATAAAAGACCATGCTTGGCTGTTAAAGGGATAATATATGGCTGATAGAAAAACAAATCCAAAAAACGATGGCGCGCCCCTGTTTAGAAGACTTACACGCTTGTTTTCGGGACCGATAATCAATCGACGTTCTCAAACCACAAGACAATTGAGAAGAAGGGCGTATGATAAATATGCCAATAAATTTAAGGATGTTGCTGGTCAAAAATTTCAAAGGCTTGGGTATAATCCGTTTGATAATCTACAGGCCAATATCATGGTGCAGCAAAACAGAATGCAAAGATATTTAGATTTTGATCAAATGGAGTATACACCCGAGTTGGCCTCGGCCCTTGATATATATGCCGATGAAATAACCACGGCCAGCCTTTTGAACAAGATGCTTCACATAAACAGTTCGAACGAAGAGATAAAAGGAATTTTAGATTCCCTGTATCACGATATTTTAAATATTGATTTTAACCTGTTTGGCTGGTGCAGAACCATGTGTAAGTATGGGGACTTTTTCTTATATCTAGATATCGATGAATCCAGCGGAATTAAAAATGTCATTGGCCTGCCGACAGGCGAGCTAGAGCGCCTTGAGGGAGAAGACAAAACTAACCCAAATTACATTCAGTATCAATGGAACTCTGGAGGCGTGACCTTTGAAAACTGGCAGCTGGCACATTTTAGAATACTAGGGAATGATAAGTATGCGCCATATGGCACATCAGTTTTAGAGCCTGCGAGAAGAATATGGAGACAGCTGACGCTATTGGAAGACGCCATGATGGCTTATCGCATTGTTCGCTCACCGGAGCGTAGAGTTTTTAAAGTTGAGGTGGGTAACATACCACCGCAAGATGTAGAGCAATATATGCAAAAGGTTATCACATCGATGAAGCGCAATCAAGTTGTTGATCCGAACACTGGCCGCGTCGATCTTCGTTATAACCCCATGAGCATTGATGAAGATTATTTTATCCCCCAAAGAAATGGCGTGGGAACAGAGATCACAAATCTGCCCGGGGGAACCTACACTGGCGATATCGATGACGTTAAATATCTTAGGGAAAAGTTATTTTCCGCAATTAAAATACCCCAGTCTTATTTGGCGCAAGGCGACGGCGCCGACGAAGATAAGACCACTTTAGCACAAAAAGACATCAGGTTTTCTAGAACAATCCAGAGGCTTCAAAAATCAGTCTTAAGTAGTCTGGAAAAAATTGGAATTGTTCACCTGTATACTTTGGGATTTAGAGGAGATGACATTGTGTCTTTTAACTTGACGCTAAATAATCCTTCGAAATTGGCAGAGTTACAAGAACTAGAACACTGGAGAACTAAATTTGAAATTGCCACCGGTGCAACAGAGGGTTATTTTAGTCGGAGATGGATCTCTTCTAATCTGTTGGGAATTTCAGACGAAGAATTCTTAAGAAATCAAAGAGAAATGTTTTATGACAGAAAATTTGATGCTTCATTGGAGTCGGTGGCTGAAATGGTTGCAGGAGAGGCTGCAGCGGCCCTCCCCGGAGGAGGCATGCCCGGCGCAGAAGAAGGGCTGGGTGATGATCTGGGCGACGAAGGTTTCGGTGACGAAGAAATGGGCGCCGAAGGCGGTGAAGACATGGCCGCAGAAGAGCCGGCCGCCGAGGCACCACCCGGCGAAGAGAGTCCGCTCTTGGCAGCGCCCGGAAAAAGAGATGAGGAGCAATGGGTGAAGGTCAGAAAAGATGGTGCCGTTAAGACAAAGACCTCAAGAAAATATTATAAGCCAACAAAAAACGATAAAAGAGATATGGGCGCTCGTAAAAGAAGTATGAAATCAAAATGGTCTGATGAAACTTCAAAAGCGACCGACAGGAATGTATTCAAGGGCGCCCAAGAACTGCTGGGACTGGGAAAAGGAATTTATGAGGGAAAAGAAACTAGTTATAATAAGGAAGAACAAAAGATTTTTGATATGAATCAAGATATCAAAAAACTAATAAAAGAATTGGAGTCAAAAGATGAAGCTAAAGCACAATAAGCGACGAAATACTGCTTTTTTATTTGAAGCCTTAATAAGAGAGGTGACTAGATCCGTTGTAGAGCAAAATACAAAAAGAAAAGGATTGGCCACATCGATAATAAAAAAACATTTTAATAAAAATTCTCTCTTGTTGAAGGAGCTTGAATTATATAAGGCAATTCTAGAAAGCAAAAACATGCAGCCATATGTTGCAGAAAAGCTTATACAGGAAACCAAGAGAGTATATTTTTCTCTTGATCAAGATACGCTGTTTAAACAGCAAAGTAGTCTTATATCGGACATAAATCAAAATTTATCAAAGGATGTTTATTCAAACTTTGTTCCAAACTTTAAAAGTCTTGCCACAATATCGCAAGTTTTTAGCGATAAAACCCCGATTAAAAGCAAGGTGCTTCTAGAAGAATCCCTTATGAAAAACATGACGGTGCAGGAAAACGAAGAAAATGGTAATATGCCCCCTATTGATAATTTAGTTTATAAAACTTTTGTCAAAAAGTTCAATGAAGAATACGGAGACAAGCTGCACGAAGAACAAAAAACATTAATGAATAATTACATTTCCTCGTTTTCAGATAATGGAATAGGGTTGAAAATGTTTTTGAATGAAGAAGTAAAAAGATTAAAAGATGCTTTAGGGGTTGCTATGAAAAATAGTGAAGAAATTAATGAAGATCGTGGCATGCTTGATAAAACAAAAGAGGTGTTTGAGTTAATTGAGCAATTTAAAGATCGCGCTATTGATAAGAGCATGGTCGAACAAGTGCTTAAAGTGCAAAACTTGATTAGAGAGATTCAAGCATAATGGCCATTCAGGTAAAAATAGGATCAGCAGCAGCTGCCCCCGAACAAGAAGCCGAAAAAAAGCCGATTCAACACAAGTCCAGCATTAATATAAGAAAGACTTTGGATGGCAATCTTGTTTTATTTAGCCATCCCGAGATTGATATTGTTATATCCCCAGAAAATAAAAAAATAATAGCTTTTCCAAAAGATGAAATGGGGGATCATGTTTATTCCGCCCAAAGCAGATTATTTGACTTTTTGGTAAAAAAAGGTGTAACCGATCCGTCGTCAATACAGGGCGGCAGCGTGTATAGTTCAATGGAAGCGGCATTTCTAGAAAGCGATGAAGTGGATTCTGTGCAGGCTGTTGTGTTTACTGTAGATAAATTCATCAAAGAAGAGTTACCATATTATAGGCGTGATCAAGAGTATGAAGAAGAGTTAGAAAAAGACATGTTGTATCCCGATGAGAAGGATTCAACTGAACTTGGTGAAGTGCCACATCAAAAAAGAAAAGGCACAATACATAGGTGGCCCGGTTCTACGGCTGCATATGGAATGACTGGTATGTATAGAGCATAAAAGAGGAGTTATGGAGCTAACATTAGAACTAATATATTTTATTCTCGCAGCCCACGGTCTTACACAAATCATTGTTTACGGTTCAATATTCGATGCAATTCGCCCCGACGCCAGTTGGCTGAAGGGCTTTGGACAGCTTTTCAATTGTTCAATGTGTATGGGTTTTTGGGTTGGCGTGTTTTTATTTGGTATAAACAAATTTACAGAACTATTTAATTTTGAATATACTTGGGCGAATTTACTTATTTTAGGATGCTTGAGTTCGGGCACTTCGTATATGTTGAATGTGCTTTTCGCAGAGAAGGAAGATCCCTTCAATTCCGGCGGAATGCATGGCAACAGTGCGCTACACGACGAGGACTTAGAAGATTTTGGAGATTGGGATGATAAATAAAAAGTGGAAACTACAGCCTGTTCGACGTTGTTGCAAGGGCTCTTAATGCGCGCGGGTAGCGCCCGCATCTAGAATTAAGGCGGAAGCCGCTATGAGGAAAAGGTTTACTGATAATGTCTAAACTTCTTTTGAGAGAATATTATGAGCTTTGTGAAGGTGGTGTCTGCCAAGATCTCCTCACAGAAGACGAAAAGCGCCTAGTAAGAGAGGGCACACTAATTTTATCTGGAATAATGCAGAAGTGCGATGAATTGAACGGCAACGGTCGCGTCTACCCCAGAAAAATATTAGAGAGAGAGGTAGAAAATTATGGCAAGCTTGTACAAGAGCGCCGCGCACTGGGCGAACTAGACCACCCTGAAGACTCCGTTATAAATCTTAAAAATGCATCACACCTTGTTACTGATGTTTGGTGGAACGGCGGCGATGTTATGGGCAAGGTGCAAGTTTTGAACACTCCGGCCGGCCAAGTGCTTAAATCGCTCGTTGAGTCCGGAGTAAAGCTAGGTATTTCTTCCAGAGGCCTAGGCTCTGTCAGAGAATCCCAAGGAAAAACAATCGTTGAAGACGACTTTCAGTTAATTTGTTTTGATTTTGTTTCGGAACCATCAACCCCCGGCGCGTATATGATGACCGAGGGTATGGAGAAAAACCTTAGCAAGATTTTTACAAAAGGCGACAGAATCAACAGAGCATTGAATGAAGTTTTAAGGAAAAAATAGAATGAATATTGCTAAATCAAAACTAAAACAAATTATCAAAGAAGAAATTGAAGCAGTCATGACCGAGCAAGTGGGTAGCGTCAAAGACATGAATTTTCTTAAAAAGATGCTAGGGTTTAAATCAAGAGATGCTGCGGGGATGTTTATAAGAATCGACTTTGAGCTAGAGGACTTGGAAAATAAATTTAAAAAACTCAAAAGAGGAGGACCGCGCACCAAAGCCAGTCAATTTGAAGCCCTCCTTGACGAACTTGAAGGAATAAGACGCCAAGCCGAACGAGCATTTGGAGTAAATGCCAAAAACCTTGGCGACTCAAGCGACAAAGAGAAGGCAAGACAAAAAATCAAAGATATAACAGCATTGATTATCCAAGTGCAGGGTCACGCCGAGAAGAGGGTTTCGAAAGACCGTGCGGATAAAATCAGGGACAACGAACAGTTGAGACAATGGGACCGCGAAAAAGAAGAAAAAGAGTTTGAAAAAAGACGCGGCAGCAGAGGATTGTCAAAAGAAGAGAGGAGGGAAGCGCTAAATCGGTGTCTGGAGAAGAAGCGCGAAGAACTTACAACTAGCCAACACGGTCCCCCAAGTGTACGGGAATTTGCACCTTATGAAGAATCATGCTATAGACAACATGGATTTGATCTCCCGTCGAAAAAGAAGAGTTATTACGAAGAGTAACAGAAGGTATAAATGAAGAAATCAGATCTTAAAAGAATTATTAAGCCAATTGTTAAGGAGTGTATTTTAGAGTCTCTTATAGAGGAGGGAATCTTGTCTAGTGTCATTTCCGAAGTTATGCAGGGAGTTAACGCCTCTAGTCTTGTCAATTCAAAAGAAACATCCCCCCAGACAGAACAAATTACAGAGCAGCAAATGAGAATCAAAGAGAGCCAATACAAGGAAGCTTTAGATTTGCAAAGAAAAAGACTGAACGATGCCATTAACGCCGATGCGTATGGTGGCGTTAACTTGTTTGAGGGTACCAAGCCATTGGCCACCGGCGGAAGCGAGAAGGGCAATAGCCAGCCACACAGCGCTTTATCTAATATGGATCCAAACGATTCTGGCGTTGACATATCGGGAATAATGAATGTTGCTGCTGGCTCATGGAAGGCGTTGGTTAAATAGAATGGCTAAGCGCACAATTAACGTTGAAGTTAAACCTAAATATCCCGATGAGCCCCTAGAAAAGATGGTGCGCCGCTTTATCAAAAAAGTTAAAAAACAAGAAATTCTTGACCGCTATCGCGAAAAAATGTATTATGAAAAGCCTTCCACCAAAAGAAGAAAAGAAGCTGAACGCCGAAAAAAAATAAAAAAAAAGTAGCTTAAGCGCCCGCCCAAATATTTATTAGCATGGGTAGCTTTTCTAAATCTGTCACATCACAAATACAAGATCAACCGCTGTCTCTCTTTGCCGATGTGGACATATCACCACCCGTCACTGGTGAGTTCCTCTTATATGACTCCAGCACCAAGCTATACTCACCCGCTAGAATTAATGGGGATTCAAATATAACTGTTAATTCCGGCTCTGGGGATATTAACTTTTCCTTGGCCGATGATGTTAAAATAAATGGCAACCTAACAGTGGTTGGGAACATCGACGCATATACAAGAACAGAACTTTTTATACAAGATGCAACAATACTAGTCGCTTCCGGAGCCGCAGACTCTTCTGCTGCGAACGGGGCCGGCTTTAAAATAGACGGCACTGATGCGTCTTTCTTGTGGTCTCATGCCAATTCTAGGATGGAACTCAACAAACCGTTATATGTTAACAATACAGTAACAACGCTAAATATATCGGCATTGGGTGCAATTACAGGCTCTGTGGTATCTGGTAGTAATATTTATGGTAATGCCGCCACAATTGCGGGACTGGTGCACATTTCGGCTGAATCTTCCACCCCATCCGCGCCGTCCGATGGTGCTGGTGGTTATTTATATGCTAAAACTAATGGCAAGGTTTATTGGAGATCTAACGAGCTAGCCGAAACCGACCTTACAGAAGGCCGCCCAGCCGGCGCCGACACTCAATTTCAGTATAATAATGGCGGAAATGCATTCGGAGCCGCCTCTAGTGTGGTTTATAATGATAGTACAGGCTATGTTGGTATGGGTGTCGCTGCAGACAGTGCAACTCACAGATTAACGTTGCCCAATACCGCCGGCGCTGCAGGTCGCATCAAAGCTAATGCATTTGTATCTTATTCGTCGAAACGCTACAAGGAGGATATTAAGACCATTGAAGAGCCGATAGACACAATTATGAAATTAAGGGGCGTAACATACAAGTGGAAAAACTCCACCAAAGAAGATTTGGGTTTCATTGCGGAAGAGGTTGGTACAATACTCCCGGACATAGTTGACTGGGAAACGGAAGGGGTCGATGCCTATAGTATGGACTATACCAGATTAGTACCAATATTGGTTGAGGCGGTTAAGGAACAACAAAAGAAAATATCTTCACTAGAAAACAAACTTAAATCGGATCGCAGATCGACAAAAGACGGATCGTGATTCGCATCTTTTTCACATTACACATCTTTTAAAAATAATATTTTTTTTCACTTCTAAACGCTGCATGCGGGCCCTATTTAAGATACAACGCCACCGGTGTGTTTTAAATATACTGGAGGTGTTTACATTAAACATATTTCCAAAGGGGGGAAAATATAATGGCTAGTAATATTTCAGCAACCGCATATGGTTCATATCTGGATCTTGAATTGTCGACCAGCGGTACGATTAGTTCAAATCTGGGTGCGATGTACATATCGGGTTCTCGCGGCTCTTCCGGAGCCGGCAACGAAGCGGATCGAAGGACTTTGTTCATCGGTCCAGAGGGTAACCACTCCACACCAGTGACAACTTTGCACGTGAGCGCTTCGGCGTTATCTGCATCTGCTCTGGTGGCTTCAGAATTTAATTCAGTCGCCGCGTGCTCGATGACAGTCGGCGCCGGTGACTTGACGCTCGATGTGGCAAGTAACATAAATCTTGACGCAGACGGCGGAGATTTCACTTTCAAAGATGGTGGAACAACAGGTCTTAAAATTGACTTGGCCACTACGGCTGGAGATGCCGTCTTCGAAGATGCAGGCGGAACAGAGATCTTCAGAATTGATGGATCAGCAGATTCTTTATTGATGGCTGGTACCAAAAAGATTGAATTCAACGACGCGTCACAGTTTATCCACGGATCAAGCAATGCTATTTTGGCACTTGGTGCAACGGATGAAATTGATTTCACCGCTACGGCACTTGATTTCAATGGTACTGCAGACTTTTCCAGCACTGTTGACGTTGCGGGTGTGCTTTCACCTGCTACTCACGTAGACATGCCGGATAGCGCTAATATCAAATTAGGTACTGGCGACGATTTACAACTTTACCATGATGGTACAAATTCGTATATCACCAACGCCGTTGGTGCATTAAAGATTGCAACCGAAACTTCCGGTATTGCAGTTTCGATTGGTCACACGACCTCCGAGACGACAGTTAACGACAACTTGACGGTTACAGGAGACTTGACTGTTAATGGTACCACAACGTCTGTTAATCAAACTTATATCGATGTAACAAATGCTTTCGTGTTTGAAGGGTCTTCGGCCAACTCTCACGAAACCACTTTAGGTATCATTGATCCAACTGCAGATGCGACATTAAACTTGCCTGCCATGGCAGCCGGTACGTATTACATACCAGTTCTTGCCGCGGCAAGCACCACTTCAGTTACTTCTACTCCAGAAGAGTTAAACTTGGTGGACGGATGTTCGGCCGGTACTGTTGTTAACAGCAAAGCAGTGATCTATTCGTCTGATGGTGACATTAAAGTTGGTGACGATCTTCTCATGGACTCTGACAGCTGTGTCATTTCCTTGGGTGATGACGGCGACGTTACGCTGACTCACGTTCACAATGACGGTATTCTGCTTAACAGCAGCAGAGAGTTGCAATTCGGTGATGCCGATACCTTCATCGCACAGTCTTCGGACGGTGTTTTGAAACTTGAAGCAGATGGCCAAATTGACATGGAAGTTGGTTCAGCCGGTGTTGTTATCAAAGGAACCACGCCCAAACTCACTATCGGTGATGCTGGTGCGGAGGATACTTTCTTGGTCTTTGACGGTAATGCACAAGATTTCCGCATGGGTCTAGATGACAGTGCTGACAAGCTTGAGATTGGTGTTGGCGCCACTCATGGCACAACAGCCGCAATCACCGTTGACGCAAGTCAACAAGTTGCAATTATAGCAACTACTGCAGCTTCTAGCACAACTTCTGGTGCGCTAACTGTTGCAGGTGGTGCAAGTGTTGCTGCCGACCTTTATGTCGGTGATGACCTTGAGTTGGATTCTGATGACGCCAAACTTGGATTTGGTGCAGATTCCGATGTTAGCTTGACACACAAGCACAATGAAGGTCTTTTATTAAACAGCACAAACAAATTGTTCTTCGAAGATGATGACAACGATGATCAATACATTGGTAGTGCTGGTTCTGGTGTTACCGCAGTGGCCGCTCCAACGGAGATCGACCTTACTGCTCCGACATTAGATGTAAATGCAGCTACTGCAGTTTTAATGACAACACCCAGTCTTGTTATTGATTCTTCGACTAGTGAAAAACCAGTGGTCGAGATTAAAAACTCCAATGCTGACACCGAAGCCGCGATACTCAAATTCAACCATGATTCTGCCAGCCCTGCTGACAATGACGGTTTGGGTATGATTGAGTTCGCCGGTGATGATTCTGGTGGAAACTCAACCGAGTATGCAAACATTGCAGGTTATTCTTTGGATGTTACAAACACCGAAGAAGACGGAAAGGTTGTAGTTAGTTGTTTGGTGGCTGGAACGGAAAGAGCTATAGCTACTTTCTGGGACGGCACGAACGGTCTCGTTCTTCCGAACAATTCTTCTTATGGTACCGCGAAAGCACACTCTTTCGTTACTTATTCTGATGAAACTCTTAAAGAGAACGTCAAGACTCTTGTTAATCCAATGGATAAACTCATGAGCTTGCGTGGAGTTTCTTACGATTGGAAGAGTGATGGAGCCAAAGATATTGGTTTCATAGCCCAAGAGGTTAAAGAAGTAGTTCCAGAGGTTGTATACGGTGGAACCGTTGAAGGTGGTCTTGGTATTGACTATGCGAAGCTAACCACTATTCTCGTTGAGTCTGTAAAGGCCCAGCAGTATGAGATTAGTGAACTTAAAGCTGCCATCGCTAACCTTAAAAAATAAAAATAATTAATTAACTTTTGTTAATTGGCCCACCTGTTTCGACAGGTGGGCTTTTTCTTTTTTAGAGAACTATTTATTATTAGCTTTAAATCCCATGACTTTTTAACAAGGAGAAAGAAATGCCAACACATCGATACCGCTCGGGCCTAGGATATCAGCCGGCCTTTACCACAGCTGGCCACGCGTGGATAACTGGTTCATCCCTTCAACCATCAGGCTCAGTAACTGTGCAATTTCCAACCGTTGCAAAGTCGATCACAATTGTTAACAATGTTGCAGAAAACGGAATGCACAGCACAGTTAACACCGGTTCACTAGTGGTACATTTTGGCCCACCACCATCTGCTGAAACATTGGCGGATAATTATTATGGAGTTTACCATTGGTCAACAAAGTGGAATGGGGTAAATATTCCACAAATTAAAAACAATCACTATGTTGAGTTGGCGGATCCTAACGACTCTTTTACATTTGATGTAAAATGCAGCACTGTGAATATTACATGTTTGGGATTCAACGATAGCCCAACTTCAGCACAGGCAACTGGTGTATCTGGCTCGTTTCTTTTGTTTGCAGAGCTGACCAGTGTTGATTCGGACGAAATGTTTACAATGACTGGATCCGGTATAACGGATGAAACATAGGAGAAAACATTAATGTCAGGACCAAATAAGAAATTTCATGACGAAGAAGACGAATTAGACAAAAGTAGTATATCAACTAACATTTTGTCTGTTGGTCTGGGAAGACATACAATTTCCATAGATCAAGATATCAGATTTGCCCACAACGAAGATGACCACGTAGTCGTTGAATTGCCTGCGTCGATGAAAATTCCAGCAAATGCGATTATAACCAGCGTGGCAGCCATTGTGAAAACAGCCAGCAACCTTTCAACACACAGTGTTAATATTCAGATGTCCGCTACCACTGGCACGGCGCCCGATGCAGAGATCGCTTCCGGGACAGAACTACTTGGAGCCGGCGTATCAAACACCGACGCTACAGATAGCGCTAGCGCATCCGATATTGATCTGAAAAACGATCCCAAAGAGGTGTGGATCTGCAGGGACACTGTTAGAAACGGCACCGCAGATCAATATGTCTATATTTGCAATGCTGGTACCGGCAATGGCACAACAAATTCGACTTCGGGCACCTTGACAGTGGTCATTGACTACTATGGAATGGATTAAAAAGGAATTTAATGAAATACGATACTATTTATTTTTGTCTGTATACGCGTAAACTAAAGGAGAAGACATATGTCAGCTAGCATGCTCGATCAAGCCATCATTGATGCGGAAGCTTTAAAAGAAGCAGCAATTAAAAATGCAGAAACAGCTTTAATTGAAAAATACTCAAAAGACATCAAAGAAGCGGTTAATAATTTATTGGAACAGGACGAATTTGAAGAGGAGCCACTGGAAGATCCAGCGGCCGACGAGGAGAGCGACTTTGCTGATCAGGTGCCTTCTGCTGCCACCGATGGAGAAGAGCTGTGTCCTTGTCCTGATGAAGAAGAGGAGGTTGAGATTGATTTTGATGAGCTAGCGCGCCAGATTGATTCGGCCGAATTGGATTCGGGAGAATTAGAAGACAGAGAAGAATTTGCCGACGAGCTTGAAGATGAAGAACTCGAACTTCAGGAATCAGTGCTGATGAACATTATTGAAGGAGATGAAGATTTTGGGTTGTCTGAAGAAGATATAAAGGAATTGTCTGAAATAATGCTAGATGAGGATGAAGATTCGCCTCTAGAGGAAGAAACACAGGAACTAGAGGAAGAAGAGGATCAATCACTGGAGGAGAAAACAAAGAAAAACTCTCCTGATCGAAACCCCGGCGACACACCAGACGATAGACTTAAGCCGCTGGAAGAGGAACAGGCTGATATTGAAGAGCGCACAAAAACATCCGACACTGCGACAGCAAAAGAGCCCGGCCGAAGAGTTAAAGATGTTAACACCGGCCAACTAGTATCCGAGGATGAAACCAGCGAACTAAAAGAAAACAACGAACACCTAAAAAGTGTAGTTTTTCAGATGAAAGAGAAACTTGGTGAAGTTAACCTTTCAAATGCTAAACTATTATATACAAATAAAATTTTACTTAGCGACTCCCTGAATGAGCGACAAAAAAATAAAATTGTCGAAGCTATTTCAAAAGCTCAATCTATTGAGGAATCAAAAACAATTTTTGAGACCCTTCAAAGTGCAGTGGGTAGTGTTTCAAATAATAGCACACCAAAATCACTGAACGAAGTAGTATCAAAGCGTTCTACAACATTTTTGCCTCGCAAAGAAGTTAAAAGGATCGATCCCGCAATAGAAAGGATGCAAAAACTAGCAGGATTAAATAAAAATTCTTAATCAAAACAAATTATAAAGGGAGGAAAAATAAATGTCAGTCTTGCAAAAATTAACAGAAGGGATCGTTAATCGCGATCTCGCTAAGGAGGGCCACGCCCTTCTATCCAAATGGGAAAAAACTGGGCTCCTAGAGGGTATAAACTCTGCGCGCTCCAAAGAGACTCTGGCGGTTCTTCTTGAGAATCAAGCAAAAGAACTTCTTCGTGAGTCACACGCGTCGACCATGGCCGGCGGTGATGTCGAGGGCTTTGCCGCAGTGGCGTTCCCTATTGTTCGCCGTGTATTCGGCGGTCTTATCGCTAACGATCTTGTTAGCGTACAGCCCATGAGCTTGCCTTCGGGCCTGATTTTCTTCATGGACTTTAAATATAGTCACACGCGCCTAGGCGCAACAGAAGGCGACTCGGTTTACGGCGGTGGCGTCTTGGGTCAAAAAGTGACGGGCGGTGTTGATTTGTCCGATGGGAATGCAGAGACAGCATTCTATGCGTTGAACAATGGTTATTCTTCACCAACAGGCTCTGCTTCCTCGGTAACCGTCGCAGGATTCCAGAGTGGTACGGTTGGAGCTTCGAATGAAGATATCAACCGCATCTGTCGTCACGATCCGGATCTTTCCGGCAGCATTGTCTGGATTGGTAAGATCACTGCAGCAGCTACTGCTCTTGATCAGCTTAGTCTTAAAAACCTCGTAACAGTTAAATGCGATGTTAATACCGCTGCAGCGAAACCACAAGATTCGCAAGGTCGCCAGATTCGTCGTTTGACTCAAGTTAGTGGTTCTACTACTGGTCAAAACCCCGATCTTTTGGTCGTGTTCCAAGCAACTGGTTCTGAAAGTGTCGATGATCTTAAGTTTGACTTGACCGGTGCACACACCGTTACATATGCTCAAACTGATGATCTTGGTGGAACACCCGCGGCCGGCGCCAATAATGCACTTGGTGCTGTTGTTGGTCAAAGTGCATGGGGTCTTGAGAATAATGCTGATATTCCCGAGATTAACATCAACGTTGATTCAGTGTCCGTCACTGCAATCACCAAGAAGCTCAAAGCAAAGTGGACTCCGGAACTTGGTCAGGACTTAAATGCCTATCACAATTTGGATGCCGAGGTTGAGCTTACTAGCGTACTTTCAGAGCACATTGCTTTGGAAATTGATCGTGAAATCCTAGAGGATCTCGTTAAGGGTGCCACTGCAAAGACTTATTACTGGTCACGTAAGCCCGGTAAATTTGTTGAGAAAGAGTCTGGCGCAGCAGCAAACCAGAGCCTGTTCCCCGATTTCACCGGTACAGTTTCAGAGTGGTATGAGACGCTTGTTGAAACAATCAATGATGTTTCGGCACAAATTCACCGCAAGACCTTAAGAGGCGGAGCTAACTTCTTGGTTGTAGGACCAGAGGTTGCTAATCTTCTTGAGTTCACTAGTGGATTCCGCGCCAACATTACGGCCGATGGAGACAGAGGCACCGTAGGCGCAGTTAAAGCGGGTAGCATCAGCAAGAAATGGGATGTATGGGTTGACCCATATTTCTTAAGAAATGTTGTGCTCGTTGGACGTAAGGGTGGAAGCTTCTTAGAAAGCGGCTACGTATACGCTCCGTATGTGCCACTACAAGTTACGCCGACTATCTTTGGTACGGAAGACTTCGTACCGCGCAAGGGGGTCATGACCCGCTATGCGAAGAAGATGGTACGACCTGATATGTATGGTCTGGTTATTGTCGAAGATATGCTTGGCTAATCACAAACAATAACAATTAGTTTCTTAAAAGGGCCCCATGTTGAATCTTCAACATGGGGCTTTTACTTAGCCCTTTTACTACTTATAATAAGAGGAGAAAATCAGTGGCCACTCCAACTTTAACACCCAGTAGTGAAACCAGCGCAATTGTCCTACCAGAAACGGGAACTGTCGGCAGTGTTGAAGCCGCATTGCCGCTTGGGATATATGCCGGTTCAACAGATTTCTTATCCGGCGCCGCAGACCAAGTGGCATATGTTTACCAAAAACTCGGCGGAGACACGTTAAACATAGAAATTACAGAAAATCAAGTATATTCAGCATATGAAGACGCAGTATTGGAATATTCATATATTCTCAATCTGCATCAGTCAAAAAATGTTCTATCAAACATGCTTGGTTCTTCAACCGGCTCTTTTGATCACGATGGCCAAATTAAATCGGGGGAATCACTTTCAGGCTCTGATATTGCACTCAAGTATCCTAGGTTTGATTTTCAATATGCTAAAAGAGTGGGAGCAGACGCGGCCACTCAAGCAGGCCTCGGCGGTGAAAGAAATATATATTCGGCATCTTTTGATGTGGTGGCCAGCAAACAAGATTATGACCTACAACAGATCGTCTCTTCTAGTGCGAACACTTCAACCAATGATTTTTATGGTAAGGTGGGAAATAAAAGAATTTATGTTACAAAAGTTTATTTTAAAACACCGCATGCGATGTGGAGATTTTATGGATATTATGGCGGCCTAAATACTGTTGGAAATCTAGCTAGTTATGGTCAATTTGCTGACGATTCTCAATTTGAGATCATTCCGGCATGGCAAAATAAACTACAAGCCATGGCTTTTGAGGATGCAATTTATACAAGAAATTCACACTACTCGTACGAGATTAAAAACAATAAAATAAGGCTATATCCGTCACCAGTTAATGAAAGTCCAGACAAGTACTTTATTGAATTTTATGTATATGATTCAGAGCCATGGGAAGAATCTGCACCGGATAAAATTTCTGGTATTGAAGGGATCAACAATATGAATACCTTGCCGTTTGAAAACTTGCCGTACGGCAACATCAATTCAATTGGAAAGCAGTGGATTCGTAGGTTTGCCCTTTCGGTGTGCAAGGAAATGCTGGGATATGCAAGAAGTAAATTTGCTAGCATACCTATTCCGGGCGATTCAGTACAACTAAACGGTGGAGATTTGATTACGCAGGGCCAGCAAGAACAAGAAAAATTACGAGAAGAACTTAAAACAATTCTTGATGAGTTAACCTATAATAAATTAATGGAAAATGATGCAGCTATCGTGGAGCAGGTCGGCAAGATACAAACAATGTCGCCTATTCCTATTATAGTTGGCTGACGAGGGTAAAAGCAAGTGTCGCAAGAAAATAATAAGTGGTCACAGCCCACCGCCCCTCCTCCCCCAATGTTTTTGGGGAAAAAAGAGAGGGATTTAGTTAAGCAAGTTAACGATGAGTTAATTGAGCGCGTCATCGGCCAGCAAATTGTTTATTATCCGATCAGCTTGGAACACACCGAATTCCATCCGGTATACGGAGAGGCAATGAAAAAGACATTTTTATCGCCAGTGAGAGTATATGCGTTGATTGTGTGGGAGGGGATTGAGACCACAACTACCAATTTTGGAATTGATAAAAGGCCATCGATTATAATACATTTTCACAAAAGAAGATTGACAGAAGATCAAGAGATGTTTGTGCGTGAAGGTGATTTTGTTTTATACGGCACCGATTACTATGAAATTGTTACCCTAAATGAGCCAAAAGAAATGTTTGGCCAAGTTGAACACAAAATAGAAATAGAGGCTAAGTGTATTAAGGCCAGAGAGGGCACGTTTAATGCCGCGTAAAGAATTCCCAGTCGAGCCTTCTACAATAGAAGTAATTGATGCTGCCTTTTTTGATTGGATAGACCAAAAGATGGACGTTCATACAACCACCAACAAGGGGTGGAAAAAAACACCAGTACTATGGGTATCTTCAGAACGTTCACATCAGATTAAAAACAGCAAAGAGAT